TAACTGTAACCTCAATATCAAACGCATCAGGTACCAGTTGGTTAGGTGATAATTATGATCCTGTATTGTTATACGGCGCTATGCGTGAAGCTATGATTTTTATGAAAGGTGAAGCAGATATGGTAGGGTACTACGAACAAAAGTATCAAGAAGCCCTAGGTCAACTGAAACGTCTTGGTGATGGTTTAGAGAGAGGTGACTCGTACAGAAACAATCAAACTAAACTACCTTATAGCAGCTTATGATAGTTCAAGGTCAGACTACTATTTTTAAACAAAAACTGCTAAGTGGCTTAGAGAACTTTGCTGTTGGTACACCCTATGTATATAAGATAGCTTTATATACAGCTAATGCGGACCTCAATGCGGCAACTTTAGTTTATACAACTTTAAATGAAGTAGTTGGGACAGGGTATGTCGCAGGGGGCAATGTATTAACACCTATAGCACCTGCTAGTTCAGGCTCAACAGCTTACATATCATTTAATAACGTCTCATGGTCAGCATCTAGCTTCCTATCTCGTGGAGCTTTAATATATAATAGTACAACTAATGCCGCTGTAGCTGTTTTAGACTTTGGTTCAGACAAGACTGCATCAGGTACATTTACAGTTACCTTCCCACCAGCTACAGCTACAACAGCTGTTATACGAATATCTTAAGGAATTAAAATGCATAATGAAAAAACAAATGTAGGTGATAGCTGTTCTGCCTCAGTAGATCGTGGAGCAAGTTATGAAGAGTCTATGAGCCTACACGGAACTTATGAAGTAATATGCCATGATAGATTTGGCGTTCTTAAATGGGCTGACGTTATTGGCAATCTAGTAACTACTGTCGGTAAGAACTTTACTATGGACACCGTGTTAGGTAACACCGCTGGCGGTGCTGTTGTTATGGGACTTAAAGGTACAGGTACAGCTGATGTAGCTGATACTCAAGCGTCACACACATGGTTAGAAGTAGGATTAGCAAATGCTCCTACGTATTCGGGTACTCGTAAAACACCAGTCTTTGGCGCAGCATCTGCGGGGGTTAAAGCTACGTCTACTCCTGTTGTATTTACAATGACAGGCTCTGGTACTATTGCGGGTTGCTTTATTAACATTGGGGGTTCGGCTACTATTGACAACACTACAGGCACTTTATTCAGTGCGGGTGACTTTACTGCAGGGTCTAAAACTGTAACGTCAGGCGATACGCTTAGTGTCAGCTATAGCGCAACCGCCAACTAGCCATATATAATTTAAAGTATATGTTTTATGTTTATGCACATTATACCCTTGAGGGACGTTTATTTTATATAGGCAAAGGGTTTAAAAACCGAGCGTATGTGTTTTATCAACGGGGAACGCATTGGAATAACGTGGTGGCTAAACACGGTTCCCCAATAGTAAAAATACTAGCCGAATTTGATATTGAACAAGATGCTTTTGCTAAAGAAATTGAATTAATAAAACACTATCGCGAACAAGGATTTAAGTTATGTAACGTAACTGATGGTGGGGAAGGTACTTCAGGGTATAAAGCTACAGTAGAGCAAATTGAAAGAAATAGACTTACTCATATAGGGCAACCTGCTTGGAACAAAGGAGCTAAATCTACAGAAAAGCACATTGAAAATAATAGACTTGGTCATATTGGGCAAGTTCCTTGGAATAAAGGAGTTAGGGTTGGGCCTATCCATTCTGAAGAATTTAAAGCTAAAATAAGCGCCCTCCATAAAGGTAATAAATGGCGACAAGGATTACCTTCATCGGAAAAACAAAAAGCTACCGCAAGTGCTTTATTTAAAGGTAACAGCTACGCCACTGGTAATACAGCTAGGCGCACTTGGGTTTGGGTGGGAACTAATACCATCACAGGCGAAGTAGTCAAATACATAGGAAAAAAAGAAATGTTAGAAACTGGATTACAACACTCAAATATAATTAAATGCATTAATGGGGAACGTAAGTCTCATAAAGGTTATACTTGGACCCGTGAACTTTGGAGTAATATATAATGGCACTCGCATTATATGACCGGGTAAAAGAGACAACTACTGTAACGGGTACAGGTACGGCGACTCTATTAGGCGCAACTACAGGTTTTCAATCTTTTGCTGTTGTAGGTAACGCTAACACTACGTATTACTGTATAGCAGATCAAGGTGGCGCTAACTGGGAAGTTGGTATTGGAACTTATACGGCTTCAGGAACTACACTTGCTCGTACCACAGTCTTATCTTCTTCCAATGCTGATGCGTTAGTAGCATTTACTGCTGGTATTAAAGACGTATTTGTAACCTACCCTTCTTCAAAAGGCTTGTGGAAAGATGCTTCCGGTAACGCTATAGGACTTGGAACTCCTGCTGCATTTGTAGGTACTAACATAACTGGAACTGCTTCTGGCTTAACTGCTGGCAATGTCACTACTAACGCCAATCTTACTGGGGCTATAACCTCTACAGGTAATGCTACTTCTTTAGGGTCTTTTACTTCTTTACAATTAGCAACTGCTCTTACAGATGAAACAGGTTCTGGTAGTGCAGTATTTGCTACTTCACCTACATTGGTAACTCCTGTACTTGGAACCCCTGCTTCAGGTGTAGTTACTAATTTGACTGGTACTGCGTCAATCAATATTAACGGAACAGTTGGCGCTACTACTGCAACTACAGGTGCCTTTACTAATTTAAGTTATACAGGCACACTCACAGGCTCCACAGGTGTACTGAACATTGGCTCAGGTCAAGTCTATAAAGATGCTTCCGGCAACGTGGGGATTGGTACTAATTCGCCACAAACCCGTTTAACAATACAAGACACTGGTTCTGGTGCAAACATTGGCATGATGGTACGAAATGGCGATGCGGTAAACTTTCATCGTATCGGCATTGGCTATAACGCTGGAGCCTCAACTGGATATATACCAGCCAACGCAGTTTTTGTGGATGGCACTGGTGGTGGTGGTTATGGAGCGCTTGGTGGCCTTGCTATTGGTACTGGATCATCTGCTCCTGTAATTTTTGGCACTAACGCTACCCCACGTATGCGTATCGACCCATCCGGCAACGTGGGGATTGGGACTAGCTCGCCAAGCTCATACGGAAAACTAGGATTATCAGTTTCAGCAACTGCCTCTGCTGTTACAAACGTAATTGGCTTTCAAAACAGTGCGGGTGTGGATGCAGCCTCTTTGCGGATTGCTGGGTATAACTATGTAAATAATGTGCAAACAGCCATAGATTTTATTCAGAATAGCGCATCCAATTTTCAATCACAAATGTCATTTTCTACACATAGTGGAGCATCTCTTTTAGAACGCATGCGCATCGACTCCTCCGGCAACGTGGGGATTGGGACTACTAATCCTGCCGCTAAATTAGACCTAGGTACAGGTTTTGGTAGAAAACTAAATGTATATAACGACTCTAACGCTATTTCCGGTTTTGGAACAGATATAGGTGGTAGTACTTATGAGTTAAGCTGCTATTCTGGCGGCAATGGAACAGGTTTAGGTACTTTTACATGGTTGGGTTACAACAGAACGACCGATACATACGCAGAACGCATGCGCATCGACTCCTCCGGCAACGTGGGGATTGGGACTACAGCAGCGCCTACTAAATTAACTGTATATAATGCAACTGATAATTCTGTTCCGTTATCAATTCAAGGAAGCACTTCTCTTATTAAAGATTACGGGCCGTCTATAAATTTTCAATATCAAAATAGTCAAATCTTAGCAAATATAAAAGGTGCTTGGGACGCTACAGGTTCAGGAGCACATGGAAATTTAATATTTTCAACACGAGGAGCAGAAGTTGTATCAGAACGCATGCGCATCAACTCCTCCGGCATCGTTACTATGTCTGCGTATGGCGCAGGCGCAGCAACATTTTCAGCAGCAGGGGTTATTAGTTCTGTTTCCGATGAAACTTGGAAAATAAAAGACGGTGTTCCCGTTGATGCTGATTCCATGCTCAAAAATCTTGAACCGGGATATTGGTACTACAACGATGAAAAAGCACCCATATTTGGTACTGATAGGCAACTAGGTTTTTATGCTCAAAATGTAAACGCTGCCATTGGCCCAGAAGCAGCACCTACCCCCGAAGAAGGAAAGCCTTGGGGCTACTATGATCGTTCTGTGTTGGCAGTAACTGTTCTGTCTTTGCAAAAAGCACTCGCAACAATAGAAGAATTAACCGCAAGACTAACTAAAGCAGGATTATAAAATGATTACAAACACTTGGAATATCGTAGCAATGAACTGCAAACCTGATGTCAACGGTATGCTTGATTATGTGGTAACAAGCCACTGGACTTTAACTGCTACAGACGGTACTTACACAGGCTCAGTATACGGCACAGCGTCATTTGAAGTTGATCCTGATAAACCTGACTATACCCCTTACGAAGATTTAACTTTGGAAGAAGTTATTGCTTGGACACAAGCATCATTGGGCGAAGAACAAGTTGCCTCTTATGAAAAGTCTGTTGCTGACCAAATTGAAGCACAAATTAACCCGACTATCGTCACTCCACCTCTACCTTGGATTGTATAAAAATGATTGATTTAAACTTAAGCGTACAAGAAATTAACCTTATCCTACAAGCGTTAGGTCAAGCACCTTATGCACAAGTAGCAGAGTTAGTGGAAAAGATTAAAGCCCAAGCAATACCACAAGTTGAGGCGTTACCAAAAGAAGAAGTAGTAGAATGAAAATAGAATGGTCTGAAGCCTCCACTAAACGAGGTATCATATGGGTTGCAACTGCTGTAATAGGAAGTGTATTTGTTTTCCTAGGTAAACCTGTAGACCAATTATTACTACTCGCTGGCGGGGTTGCTGGTGGCTTAGGTGTGATACTAAAAGACTGATGCCATACTTATTCGTTGGTATTATTGTTGCGAGTTTTGCCTCTGGATATGGTTTTGCTTATAAAGTATCACAAGCAGAAATTAGAGAGATGGCAGAGAGCATCTCTACTATGAACCGAGAAGCTGACATACAACTAGCGACTCTAACTGAAGAAGCGGATAAGGCCCATACAGAAGCCTTAAAACTTAATAAAGAATTGGAGGATGCTAATGTCTCAGCGATTAACGCAATTAACAGCCAGCACGATAGTTTTAAGTCTGTGCGCATGTACGACAACAGCAGGAAAAGTAGTAGTTGCACCGCAACAAAAGGTGATAATACCAACCCCACTGCTGGAGCCACTGAAGATAGACACGAACTTTCAAACGAACTTACGGAATTTCTCAAGTCTGAAGCCTACCGAGCAGACGAAATAAGTGCGTATGCTATACTATGCCAAAAGTTTGTGGTGGATAATAACTGTGGGATAAGTAAGTAATGTTTGCTATAACCTCGTTTGCGCAGTCTACATTTGCTGGATTAGGTATTATTGATTATGTCGATAGTGTTAGCGAGACTATATCTTTAACAGATATTCAAACAGGCTCTGCTCAGTTTGTAGGGACACAGGTTAACACTCAGACTTTAACAGACACAACTGATGTACTTGCAGCGTTCATAGGAAGCTTAACTGAAACTCAAACATTAAGTAATGTAGAGACGGCTGTACAAGATTTTCCTGTAACTGAAAACAGTAGTGCTGTAACACTAAGTACATTAGAAGATGTAATTGCTGCTTTTGTAGCAACACAAGCCAATAGTCAAACTTTAACTGAGATACAAGTTGGCGGGTTTCAGTATAGTGTTTCTCAAGTTGAGAGCATTACTTTAACAGATGTAAATGCTGTACAGGTAGGGTTTGTAGGTGTAAGTGTAGAGTCTTTAAGCCTATCTTCTGTTGAATCAGTTTTAGCTCAATTTAAACCTAGTTGTTTAGAGCAAGTTGTGTTAACAGACTGTCAGTGTGCCGCTGGATGGATTAAGATAGATAATGACCAGCAGTCTTATCAGCCACAAACATATAGTACAGAAAGCTTTGCTGAATTAGCGTTTGCTGAATCAAGTGGTAAATTAATCCCTGCAAAAATAGGATGGTCGCCTATATATGATGACCAAGCTACAACATGGGGTAACATTAATAATACTCAAACTACAATTTGGACTGATGTAAACGATAATGTTACATCATGTTGTTAACAATTAATAAAGGATAAAAAGATGCCAAGTACATATAGTCCCTCATTACGTCTAGAATTAATTGGTTCTGGAGAACAGTCTGGTACTTGGGGCACCACTACTAATACTAACTTAGGTACTCTTTTAGAGCAGTCTATTGTAGGTGTTCAAGATATAACAATGTTTGATGTTAACTACACATTATCTAATTTTAATGGTGTATCAGATGAAGCTCGGAAAGCAGTTTTAGTTGTTAGTGGTACTAATACCGCAGCTAGGGATATTATAGCGCCACTTGTTGCAAAAACTTATACTATAAAGAATAACACCACTGGTGGCTTTGCTATTAATATTAAAGCGGCTACTGGCTCAAGTGTCTCGATATCAAATGGCGCTACTAGTATAGTCTATTGTGATGGAACTAATTTTAACTTAGCTGTTAATCAAACTGCTGTAGCAGCTGGTACAGGGATTTCTATAGCAACAGTAGGGGCTACAAACACTGTAAGTATTGATTCTACAGTTGCAACATTAACAGGCACTCAGACTTTAACTAATAAAACATTAACTTCTCCTACATTAACTGCACCAAATTTAGGTACGCCAACGGTTCTTGTAGGTACTAATATTACTGGTACGGCTGCAGGGCTTTCTATTGGAGGGAATGCGGCTACGGTTACTACTAACGCTAATCTTACTGGTGCAGTTACTTCTGTGGGTAATGCAACTACTGTTGTTACTAATGCTAACTTAACTGGTATGGTAACTTCTGTAGGCAATGCTGCTTCTTTAGGGTCTTTTACTTCAGCTAACCTCGCTACAGCTCTTACAGATGAGACAGGCTCTGGCAGTGCTGTATTTGCAACAAGCCCTACTTTAGTAACTCCGGCTCTTGGAACCCCATCGGCTCTTGTAGGTACTAATATTACTGGAACTGCTTCTGGCTTAACTGCTGGTAATGTTACTACCAATGCCAATCTTACTGGAAGTGTAACCTCTGTTGGTAATGCAACTACTGTTGTTACTAATGCCAATCTTACTGGGGATGTAACTTCTGTTGGTAATGCAACTACTGTTGTTACTAATGCCAATCTTACTGGGGGTGTAACTTCTGTTGGTAATGCAACTACTGTTGTTACTAATGCTAATCTTTCAGGTGCAGTAACTTCTAGTGGTAGTAATGTAACTTCTCTAGGGTCTTTTACTTCAGCTCAACTAGCAACTGCTCTTACTAATGAGACAGGCTCTGGCAGTGCTGTATTTGGTACTTCACCTACTCTTAATTACCCTACTCTTGCTTCTCCAATAATTTCTGGTACACCAATCGGTGTAGGCGTGTTGACTGATTTCCCAGCTCAAGGCCTTAGTCCAAATTCAGCCGTTAATTTTACAGGTATTCCATCTTGGGTTAAACGCATTACTGTGACATATACTGGGCTTTCTACAAATGGAACCGCACCTCCATTAATCCAACTAGGTTATGGTGCTACTACTTATTTAACCTCTGGTTACGATGGCGCTACCGATATGTTTCAATCGAGCCCCTCTGCTTCATTAATTTCAGCAGGGATAAATCTTACGGGCAACAGTGCGGTAGCAGCAGATACTTATCAAGGGTGCTTAACATTAACTCTGATGAGTAATGAATGGGTAGGAACATTACTAGGCTCTCAAACAAATGTTGCCCGATTATGTTTTACATCTTCGTCAATATCAATGCCATCACTTTTAACTGCAATTAGATTTTATATTAACGGTACGCAAATTTTTGATGGTGGTTATGCTAACGTAATGTACGAGTAATATGGAAACTAATTTTAAATCTTCACTAGATCATATCCTTAAAAGTGAAGGTGGTTTTCAAGACGACCCTAGAGATAATGGTAATAGACTGCCTGATGGTAGAAAAGGCTGTACTAATTTAGGCGTAACTCAAGCAGTGTGGGAAGCGTATGTAGGGCATAAAGTTAGCACTGCAGATATGAAAGCTCTAACACCTGATAAGGTAGCTCCATTTTATAAACGTAGGTATTGGGATGCAGTACATGGAAATGATTTACCCAGCGGCGTTGACTATCTTGCTTTTGATTTTGCTATCAACGCAGGGGCCGGACGCGCTATAAAGACATTGCAAACAGTTGCAGGTGTACCAGCAGACGGCGCTATAGGTCCTAAAACACTTACAGCAGTAAAAGCTATAGATTCAAAAGAACTTATTAATAAGTACACAAACGCTAAAGAAGTATTTTATAGAGCTATTCCTTCTTTCAATATATACGGTAAAGGTTGGTTGGCACGTACTAGTGCTGTTGATGCAACAGCTAAGACATTAATAGGATAGACTATGCCATTACAGAAGTTAGTACTAACACCGGGACTTAACAGAGAATCAACAAATTATGGAAATGAGGGTGGTTGGTACGATGGTGATAAGATACGCTTTCGTTCTGGTTATCCTGAAAAGATAGGCGGTTGGTCACGTTTATCTGACTCTACGTATCAAGGCACAGCTCGTGCACTATGGAATTGGATTGACTTTGGTGGTTCAAATTATCTGGGCGTAGGTACTAACCTTAAGTACTACATTGAACAAGGGGGTACATATAATGATATTACTCCTATTAGAGCTACATTTACTTCACCTGCTACTAATAACTGTTTTACTACGACTACTAGCTCTAACGTTGTAAAAGTTACTATCACTGCACATGGCGCAACACAAGACGATTTCGTTACCTTTTCTGGTTCAACTGCTGTAGGTGGAGTACCTGCTGGTGATTTAAATACTGAGCATCAAATAACTTTTATTGATTCTAATAACTTCAGTATAGTTGTTGCTACAACTGCCACAAGTGCTGTAACAAATGGAGGTGCAGGTATAACTGCAGTGTTCCAAATCTTAACAGGTTTGGATGTTTATGTTATTGGCACAGGTTGGGGCGCAGGTCCTTTTTCTCCTTATGTGGCTACTACACTTACAAACCCATTTACAGCCACAGCTACGGGTATATCTGTACTTACAGTAACTCAAACAGCGCACGGTTTAATTACTGGTGATTCTGTTTATTTCTCAAGTATTGCGGCTAATGCTTGCGGTATATCTAATGTAGTACTACAAAAAGCATTTCAAATAACTTATGTAGGTGTTAATACTTATACTATATCTACAGTCATAGGCTCACTAACCTATACCACTTCTTCAACTGCAGCATCAGGCGGCGCAGTTACTGTGTATAAAAACTCTGGAACAGTTCATGGATGGGGGACTGCTTATATTACTGGTATTGGTCAACAGCTTCGTCTTTGGTCTAATGACAACTATGGACAAGACCTTGTTATAGCACCTCGTGGTGGAGCTATTTACTATTGGGCAGATGTTACAGGTGTATCTGTTAGGGCACAACTATTAGCTACGTTATCTACCGCTGCTTTAGGTAATACACCCGCAGGTATAGGCTATGGTGTATTTGTCCCTACGGCTACTAATCAAATACTTGCTTCAGCCCTACAGCGTTTTGTAATAGCCTTTGGATCAAACCCATATTCAGCTGCACAAAACGTTACTCCAACAACATTTGACCCTATGCTTGTACGTTGGTCAGATCAAGCTAACCCATACCAATGGGTTCCAGCTATTACTAATCAGTCTGGTGAGTTTAGGCTTACACATGGGTCTTTCATTGTAGCGGCGCAAGTAGCCCGTGTTGAAAACTTAATATGGACGGATTCTTGCCTTTACTCTATGCAGTACTTAGGGCCACCCTACGTGTACAAGTTTGATGTATTGATGGATAACATCTCTATTATCTCTCCTAATGCGGCTGTTAGTATAAACAATGTGACGTACTGGATGGGGCTTGATAAGTTCTATATGTATAACGGTACAGTAAATACACTGCCTTGTACATTAAAACAGTATGTATTTGAAGACCTTAACTCAGTACAAGGGTATCAAGTATTTGCTGGTGGTAACTCTGGTTATAACGAAGTGTGGTGGTTTTATTGCTCTGAAGATACAACCGTTATTGATAGGTATGTTATTTATAATTATGTAGATCAGGTTTGGTATTCTGGCACTATGTCTCGTTCAGCATGGATAGACTCAGGTATACGTCCATTCCCAATGGCTGCAGATTATAATAATCGTATGTTGTATCACGAGTCTTCTGTGGACGATAACTCAGGTCTTACTACAGAGCCAATAGTTTCGTACGTGCAGTCATCTGACTTTGATATTGGCGATGGGCAAAACTTTGGGTTTGTATGGCGTATGTTGCCTGACGTAAACTTTAACGGCTCGGCTGTTAATAATCCTTATGTATCTATTACTATTAAACCTAGACAAAATTCTGGTGCTCCATATGGTACAGCAGATGCGCCTTTAGTTACTAGTGCAGACAACTTTGCTCCACCTTATCCACCTAACTCAAGCGTGTACGTAGTACAAGAGTTTACAGGTCAGGTTTATACTCGCTTAAGAGGTCGTCAGATGAGTTTTAGAATAGGTTCTGATTCGTTAGGGGTAGCTTGGCAGTTAGGTCATCCTCGATATGATGTGCGTCCTGATGGCAGAAGATGACGTGTATAGTGATGGTGTTTTAAAGGAGTTTTATGGCTAACATAAATGTAAACCTAGTAAGAGCGTCTAAGGCTCCTAACTTACCCGTAGCTCCTGTAGTATATGATTCACGGGCTGTGGATATGTACAGCAATATCTTACACCTATACTTTAATACTATAGATAACATAACATCTGCGATCTTAGGTGTCGTAGGTATGACTGCATTTAGTGCCCCCTATGGGTCTTTTATAGATACTTCTACGGTGGCAGCTGTAGCTAATGTATCTGCGCCTGTGTTATTTAATGGTGTAAATACTAACTCAAGCCAAGTCTATATAGGTACACCTACATCACGTATTTATATAACTAATGCTGGAGTGTATAATTACGCGTTTAGTATTCAAGTTTCTAACAGTGCTGCTCAAATTCATCCTTTAGAAGTGTGGGTAAGACAGAATGGGGTAGACATCCCTAATTCATCGTCTGTTGTAAACTTACCTGTTAAACGTGGGTCTGTTAACTCTGAAACAATCTTAGCTCTTAATCTACTGATTCCTGTACAGGCAGGGGATTATCTTGAGCTCATATGGTTAGCGGATGATGCTTCAGTTTCTCTTGCTACAGTACCTGCATCAGTAGTTGCTCCCATACATCCACAATCACCTGCCGTTATATTAACTGTTACATTTGTATCTGCACTCCCAGCGTGATAAACTCTTGAAAACAATACATAAGGGTTAATATGAGCAACTTGGCGGAACTAGGTAGTATGCCAGAAATCCTGCGCATTGAAAAAGAAATAGAAAAGATGCCTCAAGTCACTCTTCCAGTTGAGCATTACCAAGTTGACGGCGTGTACGTAAGGAGTATGTTCATACCTGCAGGGACTATCTTAACAGGGAAGATTCACAATTTTGAAAACATAGCTATCCTAGCACAGGGCACTATTCGAGTATCTAACGGTACTGATTCTTATGTCTTAACTGCTCCACATATTATGGTGGACAAACCCGGTGTTAAACGCATCGGGTATGCAGAGACAGATGTAACATTCATCACCGTACATAAGACAGCCAACACAGAGATTGACGACATAGAACAAGAACTTGTCTCTGATACTTTTGAAGAATATGAACAGCGACTGCTGTTAGGAGCATTATAATGGCGTTTGTAAGTGTAGCAGCTCAAATGGCGGTACAGGCAGCAATTTTAGCAATAGCGGGTAAAAATAAAGACGAAATAGGAAAGGCCACAGCAAAAACCGCAATAAGTGGTGCCGTAGGTGGTGCTGTAGGTGGGGCATTGGGTAGTTCGTCTATGGGCGGAGCAATGGCCTCAGAAGGTATAGGTGGAGCTCTTGGTGGTATGGCGGCTAATGCTGCATATGGTGAAAACATAGGACAAGGAGCCTTAATGGGCGGTATAGCTGGAGCCGCGAGGGGGTATGCTAAAGGACCAGATATTGGAAGCAAAGCTCTTATAGACCCAAATATGAGCGGAAGAGATTTGTTTCCTCAAGGGGCCAATACAGGTAATGCAGCTCTGTCTAACTTTACCGAATCATTACCTATGGGGTTTACAGGGAAACCTACTGACTATGCGGGGGCTTTGGATAGGTATAAACCCGGAATAGGGGAGGGGGAAACTCTTTTACCTGATTTTTCTATAGGCGCACAAAATGTAGCGAATAATCCAAATATTGTTGGGCCTGATCTTGCAAACTCAGAAGCTGGTACACAGTTTGCCTCACAGTTTGCTAAAAATAATGCAGTTGTGGACCCCGGAAAACCTTCTATTTTATCCCCAACACCAGAAACACAATCTACAGGGGATTTTATTAAGGATAACTATGGCAAGTTAGCAACTGCAGGGCTACTTGGAGCAGGAGGAGCGTTTCTACTAGGTTCAGATGGTGGTAATACAGCCCTAGCCCCAACTTCGCAACCTGAATCTATATACGATCCAGACGAACCTAATACCACTGAGATTCCTAGAACTCGTGTACCTAGATATTATAATTATGCTGAAGGTGGATTAACAGGTGTAGATGGGTCTATACAAAATACACCAGAAGAGCCTAAACCTATGAACCCTTTTGCACAGATGGGTATAGATCAAGCTCAACAAGCTCAACAAGCTCAACAAGCTCAACAAGCTCAACAAACTCAACAAGCTCAACCGCAAGCAGGTATTCCAATGCCGCCGCCTCAAATGCAACAACCTCAAATGCAACAACCTCAAATGCAACCACAACAAAACTTTGCTAGTGGAGGTTTAACAGGCGGTATTCCGGGTTCTGATTTATTAAAAAGTTTGTACGGAGCTACTATAGGTGAGGCACTAGCTCCGGGTATAGGTGATACATTATTTGGTAAAGATGCTAAGGCCCGTAGTAGTTTTTTAAAGCAAGTAAATAATGAAACTAAAAAATTAACTGCTCAAGGGGTTGCACCTGTAGCTCCTATAGTTCCTGTAACTCCTATAGTTCCTGTAGAACCTATACGAAGAGCCGCTGGTGGTATTATGCAGGATAACTTAGGTGGATACTCTCATGGGGGTATTGCAGGTCTAACTAGAGGTCCGGGTGATGGCGTTAGTGATAGCATCCCTGCTCAAATAGGAGACAGTGGTAAACAACCTGCTAGACTTGCAGACGGTGAATTTGTTATTCCTTCACGCATTGTATCTGAGTTAGGTAATGGTTCTACTGAAGCTGGGGCTAAAGCCCTGCAAGCAATGGTAGATAGGGTGCAAAAACGTAGAAGTAAAACTGTAGGTAAAGGCAAAGTTGCTGTAAACTCAAGAGCACGTAAAGAATTAGCATGAGTATAAAAGTACAGCACGTAGACCCTATTTATATACATCAAGTGTGGCCTGAAGTTGAACGGTGGATCACACCTGTATTTAAAAAAAGTTTATTATCTAATTACTACTCTATAGATAACCTAAAAGAATATATTATTAAAGGTGAACAAGTTATGCTTGTTGGAGTTAATGAGAACGGGGAGCTTCAAGGGGAGGTTACAATCCAATGGTGTAACTACCCCAATTCTAGAGTAGCGTATATAACTACTTTTGGCGCTAATATAGGTGCCGAGTTAGAAATATATAATGAGTTTATAAAGTGGTTAAAAGCTATGGGCGCAACACGAGTAGAGTGTTCGGCTAGACCCTCTGTAGCACGATTATTAAAAAACAAGATGGGCTTTACCCCTAGTAACCAAATTAGTCTGGAGTTAGTATTATGATATTTAAACCAAGTAGCCTTCACAAATTCTTTTTCACGTATATCTGCCCACGGTTTTATGGCGATGCGCCTAAAATGCCGTCTCAGCCTTCTACTACCACTCAAAATATAAATAGCATACCCTCGCAGTTAATGCCGTACTATAAAAAGATGCTTAATAGTGCGCAAACTTTAACACAGGATACTTATAAACCGTATAGTACTAACGCTGAAGATTATGTTGCGGGGTTTAGTCCACTACAACAACAAGCTCAAACCAGTGCAGCTGGTTTACAAGTTCCCGGTCAATTTGCACCAGCTACACAAATGGCAGGGGTTGCAGGTATCGGTCAATTAGGTTCAGCACAAACAGCTTTGGGTTACGGTGATCAAGGTTATCAATCTGGACAAACGGGGCAAGGTATAGGTATTGCTGGTGGTTTAGAATCAGCACAACAGGCCCTTAATTACGGAGGTCAAGGTTCTGATTTAGGCAACTTAAGTGCTTTAACATCAGCCAACCAAGCAGGACAACAACAAGCTCAAGCGGGTATGTACGGAGCTCAGGGTATGGATATTGGTATGGGTAGTGCATTAGCATCAGCCAACCAAGCTGGACAACAACAAGCTCAAGCGGGTATGTACGGTGGTCAAGGTGCCGAATTTGGGCAAGACGCTGCCAATGTAGGTTCAATAGGTGGACTTGGTTACGGAGCTCAAAGTGCTGACTTAGGTATGCAAGCTGCTGGTATGGCTGGACAAGGTTACGGCGCTGGTGCGCAATATGCACAACAAGCTACTGATCCTAATTCGGTAGGCGCGTATATGTCTCCGTATATGCAGAATGTTATGGCACAACAAGTAAGTGCGGCTAATCGTCAGTATGATATAACAGGTGCTCAACAACAAGGGCAAGCAACGCAAGCAGGGGCGTTTGGTGGTACTCGTGAAGCTCTTATGGCTTCTGAAAATGAACGTAATAGAAACACAGCTATTGGTGGTATTTACGCAACTGGGTTACAAAACGCCTATACAGCTGCAAATGCAAATCAACAGTTTGGTGCAAACTTAGGTCTACAAGGAATGCAAGCGGGTAATCAAGCTATGCAAACTGGATTACAAGGTTATCAACAAGGTCTTTCTGGTGTTAATACAGCTCTTCAAGGTTATCAACAAGGTGTAGCGGGTGCCCAAGCGGGTCTTCAAGGTGTACAAGCACAAACTAATGCTTCTCAAATGCAACAACAAGGGGCTAATCAAGCACTTCAAGGTGCGCAAATTGGTTTGTCAGGTGTGCAAGCCCAAACTAATGCTTCTCAAATGCAACAAGCGGGTATGGGGCAAGCACTTCAAGGTGTGGGATATGGTCTACAAGGCGTTAGCGGTGCACAAGCAGGGATTAATCAAGCTATGGCTGGAACGCAACAAGGTATGGCTGGGGCGCAAGCAGGTCTTCAAGGTGTACAAGGTGCCCAACAAGGGTATGCAGGGTCAAGTAATACTGCGGCTACTTTAGGTAACTTAGGCACCGCAGAGCTTGCCGCACAAACTGGAGTAATGAATACTCAGAATACGATCGGTGGGCAACAACAAGCTCAACAACAACAAGCTATTAACCAAGCCATACTCAACTACCAAAATGCTCAACAGTATCCGTATATGCAGTTGGGCTTTATGTCTGATCTTTTACATGGTACTCAGACAGGCAATACTACGCAAACTCAATACCAAGCTCAACCGGGTATGGCAAGTCAAATTGGCGGTCTAGCGGCTACTGGTCTGGGTGCTTATGCTGCACTAAAAGCTGACGGCGGTGCAATTAAAGACAAAGGTTATGCTAAAGGAGGTATCGTTGGGTATAAGCTAGGCGGTAGTATTGAAGAAAGTATGCGCAGTAAGTTGGAAGATTTAGACAGACCTCGTTTGCAAGCTATCATTCAAAAAAATGAGAGTGCTGTACAAACAGGTTTAGCCAAAGAAGTGCTTGCTACTAAACTAGCTAAAGGTGGAATTGTTGCATTTGCTAGTGATAAAGGTAAACCAGACGGTAGTTTGGTTGATGAACAAGGAAACCCTTTATTAAAGAGGCATGAAAAAAGGTCAGAGTTACAAGAACGAGCAGGTATAGTAGCTAATAAGACAGATATGGGCATTGGGGCTGCGCCTATTGTACTTGAACAAGCAGAGCCTGTAGTAACGCCTGTAGCAACACCAGTAGCAACACCTGTAGCAACACCTGTACAACCAGCTGGAATACCATTACCACAACGAGCTGTAGTACCAGCAGTGCAGTCAGATGAACTAGATGCTTTAATGGCTCAAAAACAAAAAACCTATGATGAAGCTAAAAAAGAAGCTGATATACCCATCGAAGATCGTATCCAACAAAGAAAAGACCTTGAGGAAAGATTCTTAGGTAAAGATACTGGAACTGAAGCTTATCGTGCAGACCTAGCTAAACAAAAAGCTGATGCTCCTGATGAGCTTAGACAACAAATGGGTATGCGCCTTATGGAATTTGGGGCTAATTGGGCTTCAACTCCCGGTGCTCCTTTAGTTGCTGGTATGAAAGCATTAAGAGAAACGCTGCCTAGCGTTATGAAGGATACTAAAGAAAATAAAGCTATGATAAAAGATTTAGATAAGTCTACATACATGCTTGAACATTCTATACGTCTTGATGCAATGGGACAAATAGACGCAGCTGCAGCTGAAAGAGAGAAAGCCGCTGCTAAACTTATGAAACACGATGAGACTATAACTACTCTAGCTGTAGATAAATATAGATTAGATCAAACTGTTTCTGAAAATGCTAAGAATAGAGAGTCTCAAGAATACCAACAAAAAATAGCAGCAGGAGCTACTGTAGAGGCTGCAAAGGCTAGAAGTGGGTCTAGAGCTGACTCATTAGTAGCATTGGGACCTAAAATTGTATCAAATGATAAAGCTATGGTAGAGGTCAATAAAAAACTTAATAGATATCTATCTAGCCCTGAGTATGCAGCTAAGAATGCTGATAAAGTAACTGAGTTAAAGAAGGAATTAGTTGTACTTAAAAAAAGGGACTCATTTTATAAAAATGAAATAAATATGGCGGAGGAGGTAGATACTGAAAATGCTTCTGAAACAAGTGTTGAAACAGCGCCACCTGCGGCTATTGAGTATTTAAAAGCTAATCCTAATGCTAAAGAGCAATTTAAACAGAAATTTGGATATTTACCAGAGGGAATGTAATGGCTAATGTATTTGACCAATTTGATTCAGCCCCAACTAAAAATGTATTTGACCAATTTGATGCACCAAAACCAGAAGAAAAGCTACCTGAACGTACATTTGGAGAGTTTGCTAGTGATGTAGGTGTATCTGCTGCTAAAGGTATTATAGGTGTACCACAAGCACTAGTAGGTTTGGCTGATATAGCTGGTACTCCGTTTGGTGTTAGTCCGGGCAAGTATCTTGAAGAGAAAGGCTACGACTTTGAAAAAAATCAAAAGCTATTAGACGAGCAATATTCACCACGACAAAAAGCTGAAGCCGCTGCCCTTAGTAAAGCTGAAGGCATTACAGGTAATATACTAGCTGCCATAGCTAATCCAAGTGCTGTTGGTGGCATGTTAATGGAGTCCGTTCCGTCTATAGCAGCTGGCGGTATTATGGGTAAAGTAGCTAAAGTAGCTGCAGGTTTAGGAACCGCTACTGCCGCAGGTGTAGGTGAAGGTTTAATAGGCGCTGGTAGCGCTGCTTCAAGCATACGCTCAGAGTCTGAAGATAAAGAACTCTCTGGTAAAGGAGCAATCTCTGCATTGGGTTCTGGTGTAGGTACGGGTGTACTAGGTGCAGTGGGTAGTAAATTAACAACTGCGCTTGGCGGTATTGACGTTGATACGTTGTTAGTTGGTAGCGCTAAGAAAGCCTTAGCTGAGACTGTAGGTGAAGCAGAAGCTGTATCTCCAAGTATGTTTAGAAGAATTGTAACTTCTACATTAGGTGAGGGCGTATTAGAAGAAGCACCACAATCAGCGCAAGAAAAGATGTTTCAGAACTATGCTACGGACAAGCCGTTGTTAGAAGGTGTTGAAGACGCTGCAATTAAAGGTGGTCTATTAGGTGCTATTATGGGCGGCACTGTAGGTGCTATCTCAGGCGGTACTGAAACGGCTCCAACAATTCCACCTCCTGATACTACAACAGGCGAAGTGGAAAAGGAAGAAGAACAAAAAGCTTTTGACGAAGCTAAAGTAGTTGAAGCCGCCGTTGACCAAACTACTCAAGATAAAGACTTTGCCACCCTAGTAGGTGGTACTGAAGCAGCAAGTGAAGAAGAGCAAGCTAAAATAAAATCTGTGGAGCAGGAGCAAGAAGAGCAAAAGAAAGAAGAAAATCAATATATTTCTTTTAAAGGAAAAAAGTTAGACCGTTATGCAGCTGTAATAGATAAAGAAGGTTTATTAGGAGAAGTAGGCGCTGCTGTACCAGCAGGTGAATATTACGATGCGCACCTTAAACTTACGGACGCTAAAGGTAAAAATAATACTCACCCGTATTCATTTAATGCAGCAAATGCAAGATACAGAGAATACCAAGAGCAGCAACAAAAAGAAAAAGACGTACAAGAGGTGGGTAGTACTGTAACGCCGCATAATGTGTCAGAAGCTGAACAAAATTTATCTATTGATGAACAAGATGAAGAACTCAGCAATATCAGTGCTCTTATAGAAAAACAAGCGCAAGAGTTTACCCCTACACATCTTTTAAATGATGTAGTATCGCCTAGATTTCCTAATAGACCATTAAAAGCCCCAATACCTGTTCAATTAGTACCTGTTAAAGACCTTAGTGACCCTTTTGAGGCTACTTTTTACAAAGATCAACAAGGAAACTTACACAGCTCAGATATTAGTAATGATATTAAACCTATAGCTTTAGAAACAGAAGCAGTTAAAGTACCAGAGCAAGAACAAGAAGGCGAGCTAGTCCCAGTTTTAAATGAGACAGAGCTTAACCAAATAAAAAATATTAAAAAACCCGGTTATGTAGTACCTAAGAAGGTTATAGAACCTTTAGCTAAAAAAGTACTAGGTGAAGAGTTTAATGCTGAACATACTCCTGAGCAATTAGCCACTGCTGTAATAGCTAAAATAGCTAAAGAAGCTCCTAAAGAAGAGGAAGGGTTAGATAATATAATAAGATACGAAAAAGGTTATAAACCAACTGTAGAACCTTCAGCTGATAACTTCTTAAATCAAATACATATACAAGAAGCTAATGCCCCTAAAACTGTGGAAGAGGGTATTAAACATGCCGGAGCTGCAGAAGCTATTGATATGGTAGAGTCAGCGGCGTGGCAAAAGAGTATAGAGCCAAAGATTAAAGCTCAAATGCAGATTGCGCAAGAAAAAGCAAATAGGGAGTCCGAAGATGCAAAAAAAGAAGTAGAGGATAGTTTTGCATCGCAAATAGCTTTTAAGGAAAAATCAGGTCCTCTTAGTAAAGAGTGGGTAAAACATTTTAAAGATTTAAAGAAAGAAGCTTTAGATGCAATAAAAGCACCAAAATATACTACAAACGATGTTTTAAAGTTTATGAAACTTTCGGAAGTAGTAAAACTATATAAAGAAAATAAAGCTGAATTAAAGAATTGGCATAAAGGTACAGATAAAGGTGGAGCATTACGTTTAGAAGCTGCAAAAAATAGGGCTGAGTTTATAAAAACTTTGACTCCTGAGCAAAAAATAGCTGTAAATAAAGCAATGGAAGAGAACCTTGCGGTTCATGTAAATGCAAACCTTTTTTCCAGACATGCAGAAGAAACTAAAGCGAAAGAAACAGAGCAAGAAGCAGAGCAAGAAGAAACTGTTAGTGATAAAACTAATAAAGCTGTTAGAGACATAGATAGTGATATAAGAGCTATTAAGTATACGTCTGACCAGCTAATAGAAATGGCAGAAGCAGATAAACAGTTAAAGCTAGAATTGAAAGAAAGCCTCGCCGTTACAGCGCCTAAAGCTCCAGCTGCTAAAATCATATCTAGTTCTCAGAAGGCTTTGCAAGCTGCCCTAGGTTTTAAAGATTTAAACACTTTTACTGGGCCTCTATATATTATTAGTGAAAACGGTTCTACACCTTCAGTTAAAAATTTAGCTCTGAAGTTAATGGACTTAGTAGATAAGCTTGCTGAGGGTAATAATGCACCGAAAGTAGTATTTAGACTAGGTGAGACTATAGATAATGCTGATGGGCAGTTTGACCCAGCTACAGGCGTTATAACTTTAAATGGTAAGAACAAAGAATATATTGGAACTAGAAGTTTAGAAGAAGTTGTATTGCATGAAATGGCGCATTATCTAACAGATCATATGATAGATAATAGAAAGAACAAAAAGTTTGCAGCATCATTAACTGAAGAACAAAAAGCAGCTCTTAACCGACTGGATGTAAACTATAAAGTAGCAAAAGCAGCTTTAGGTACTAAGTTTGAAATAGGCACAATTAAAGAGTTTATAGCTGAGACTATGTCCAACAGGGCTTTTCAAGCTGCTCTTAACGGTATGCCTAGTGTGTCTACTTATAGTAAAGCTAAGAATCTATTAACTGAGATAGTTAATAACATAGGTAAAGCCTTATTTGATAAAAACTTTATACCTACGTCTATATTAGCTGAGTCTTTCCATGACATTTTAACTCTAACATCGTTACCTACTGAAGGGTACACAGGTAAAGGTATTTCGTTTGCTAAGAAGAAAGCTGGCGTACAGAGTGCATTTGCTAAACCTGAAGCAAAAAAAGCTGAAGCTGACGTAGGCATAACAAGTGCATTTACTAAAACAGGTAAAACAGCTTTAAAACAACCTAAGATTAAAAGACTACCTTACTTTATGCACAGGTTCTTTACAGTAGATGGTTGGACACATACAGTACATGCGCTTCAAAATGATAGGTATTTTGCTAAGAGATGGGAAGATGCACTTAAACTAGCTGATAAAATAATAAGTGACCCTGCTAAAGCATTTAATAATATCTATGAGCAACTTACTTTAGCCCAACAAGGGGCCTTAAACTATAGAAAGAAATTTATAATTAAGCCTTTAGAGAGTATGCAAGAAAGCCTTAAAGAACTTAATAATCATTTGAAAGGCAATACTATAGACGATACGCTTAATGTTATACAAAACTTTAGACTAGGTTTAAACGGTAAAGAACGCCGTCTGACTAAGTTTGTTATGACTGTTCCATTGTCTACTAAGGAAGTTATAAAACGTAAGCTAGATGGCACTATGATAAGCCCACAAGATCGTAGGTTTGAGATTATAGGGGATAGAGCTAATCCAGCTAGTCCAAATAAAGGTTTGTTAAATGATCCTAGATTATCAGAAGCTGATGCTAAACTACTACGGGACGAAGTAAATGGTTTAGTTGCTCTTTATGCGGCGCCGTTAGACCCTAAAGATGGCAATCCTAATAATAGTAAGTACAACACGTTAGGCATATCTGCTGAACAAGAAAATAGTTATGTAGATGAATATAATAATCTAGCTAGTACAGACCCAAAAACTCATGCTTTAATTAAAAAAATATTTGATTCTATGAAAGAGCTTAGTGAAAATACTAAGAAGATGGATAAAGAATCTAATTTTTGGTCTAAGCCTGTAGGTAATTGGGTAGCATTTTACGGATGGGAAGACTACTCGCCATTTAAAGGTAATCCAAAACATAATACCGTAGATGAGTTTTTTGATTTAGATACTGTTAAACAAGGTAAAGAGTATCAAGACTTTGCTAAAGCATGGGGTGGTCGTGGTGATGATGCAGAGAACGTTGTATTGCAAACTATCACTGATGCAAGTAGAGCCGCTGACCGTGCAGGTAGAAAGAATTTAACTCAGTCTATATTAAACGCCGCTACACCTGACTCAAAAGGAGTAAAGCTTTTAAATGCTAACATAGAGAAAATTATACCTTTCTCTGAAAGAAATACTGTTAAAGATACTAGTTCAGATATGCGTATCTTACATTACAACGCTGATGGTAGTATTGTTATTATAAAGTTTGAACCATCATCTAAAAAGATACTTGAATCTATTAGACGTACGTATGACTCTTCACATCCGTTCTGGGATGTAGCTAACAGCGTTACTAGTCTTTTAGGTCAAGTGCATACTAGGTATAACTACAACTTTGCTCCAATGAACTTTGTGCGGGATATACTTACAAACGCATGGGTAATGGGAGCGGAACGGGGACCTAAAAAGAGTGCAGAATTTATTGCTACAATAGCAAATAAAGTAATCATGCAAAATGGTTTATGGAAAGCTATGAAAGTTTCTAAACTCTATGAAGATAATAACTCTGATAAACTAAAAGAATTAGCTAAAACTGATCCTTATATTAGAGACATGGTGGACTATATTAATCATGGTGGGAAAGTATCTTATATGGCTAGTATGGGTGTTAAGTCTAACTATGAGGAGCTATTAAAAATTACAGGAAAATCTGGGCTATTAAATACTAAAGCTAAAATAGATTACTTTGTAAACGTATGGAACGAAATGTTTGAAATTGCTAGTAGGTCAGCCGCATACGGCGTAATGAAAAAGACTTATATGGATGAAAACCTATCAGAAGACGCCGCTGGCACAAAAGCTGCATCGTACGTAAAAAACTTAGCTAACTTTGAACAAGTAGGTTCTTATGGTAAAGAGTTAGGCGCTCTATATATGTTTGCGCGTCCTTCAGCTACAGGTGCTGTTAGGTCTATAGAGGCCATTGCTCCTGCATTTCCGGGTGCTATGGAAGCAGCTGTTAAAAGACTACCTAATTCTGGAGCGTTTAAATATAAAGAAGTCGATGGTAAAAGAGTATATTCTGACCCTAGTGCTATAAATAGCTTTACAAAAAACTATAAAGCCCAACAAAAAAATGCTCGTATTATGGCAACCGTTTTAATGGGTATGGGTGTAACGGCTTACATGATGTCTATGATGATGGCAGATGACGATGACCAAGGTAGAAACAAAACTGCTACAGACAATATGGATCAATGGGCTAGGTTTGCTAGGTTCCATGTACCGGGAACTGAGATTGTATTTCAAATTCCTTGGGGCTTTGGTCTAGGTTCGTTTGCGTCAGCTGGTGCACAACTTGCGGCTGTAGGCTCCGGAAATACCCCAATAAAAGAAGCTTTAAAAAACATCTTTTTGCAAATTTCACTCGACTCATTTGTACCGATACCAGTTTCTAGAATGGACCCACTTGAAGACCCATTAGAGTTTGCTTTAGATTCTGTTACACCAAGCGCAGTAAGGCCTTTATTAGAGTTTGCACTGAATAAAAATGGGCTAGGTCAAGATATCTATAAAGAATCTATGGGTACAGGTACAGGTGGGGAAGCTTATAACAGAGGGGATAAAGTTCCAGAAACTTGGAATGATGTAGCGGCGTATATGGCAGATAATATGACCAATCCGTTTACTGGCAAGCCTATTGATATTGCCCCTAACTCATTATATTTCTTTGCTAATAGCTATGCTGATGGAGCATCTAGGCTTTGGGAAACTATGTATAACATGAGATTAAAAGGTAAAAAAGACTTTAGTCCTAAAAATGATCTACCTCTTATTGGCTCGTTCTTTGGTACATCATCTAGTGTAGATGCTCGTGAGTTTGGTAAGATGGAAGAACAGATTAAAGAAAAAAGAGGTCTGCTAAAGATGTATGAGTCTAATCCAGAGCAGTATGAGAAATACATAGCTGCTAACCCAATGGATGAAACTATAGTTGATATATATGATAAGGTTACAGGTAGTGATTTAAATGACCTATATCATGAAGCTAAAGAATATAGAAAGATGAAAGAGCTAACTCCTAAAGAAAGAGAAGCTCTAATCAAACCAATAACACTGGAAATAAATGTGATTAAAAATGAACTGCTTCAAGAGTTTAAAGCATATGGTATGAAGCCTTACTAAGCTACTCTCCATGCCCTAACACCTATTAGGTTATTATGAGTAACCATATAGGCTTTAACTTTTATCTTAGTCCTCTTAGCCCCACAGTCTATAGCATAAATTATTTCTGTAGGGCATAAAGTGGGGATAAAGAAACTATCCCCGACCTCCATAGAGTCAAATGGAAATATCCATTCTGGTTCAGTTATTCTAAGCGGCATCCTTCGCCCATTCAGCTGGAATTTGTGTAGTAAATACATAGCACCATACAGGTTCTAATGATACCGCTGTCTTCCACCCACTAGTTAATCTAACTCTTGAGTCTGTTGTATTCATAACTCTAAGCTCCCTTAGTGTAGATTCAAATTCACGTGAGCTAATATTACGTTCAGCCAAGTAGGCTTTAAGGACTGTCCTAGATACTTGCAACGTACTCTTATCCGTATCTACTCTAGCTACTAACTGACCACGTGGTTCCATAGCTACTTTACCTTCTTTAAGTACAAGTATATTAGCCATGTTCTTATTAACAAAGTCCCCTAGTACAGATTGATAATCTAACTTATTAACTGTGATTACTTTATCTTTTATATGTAGCATTTCTGCTACTACGCTAGTGTACACACGCTCTAGGTCTAGTTCAATAATACCAGCATTTACAGCAATGGTTCCTGCAGTCATACATACTTGAACTAAGTTCTCATAAAATCTATAAGCTGAATCACCAGAACGGAAGTCTTTTCTAAACCTATCGCCCCAATCGCTCATAGTTTCTAAGATATAGTTATCTCCTACTCTGAATACTTCTTTAATAAATCTAGAGCCAGCATGACCATAGTTAAAACGGAATTGGTCAAACACTCGCTTACCAAACTCATTACCTTTATCCCCTGATAGAATCTCAGGCTTTCTAACAAAGAACTCTATCAACCTAGCGGCTTCACCATCGGGTGATGCTTTAATGCCTTCTAGTTTATTATATACAGATTGGTTAGTAGTAAAGATACCAATTAACGATGCCGACATCTCATGCTCACGTTCAGCATTAATAGAGCCTTGCATTCTGATCTTAGCTTTACCATGTGATATTTTATGTATTAATTGCCCTAATACTTTCGGGTCTTTATCGCCTATTTCATCTATGCCTAGCATCAAGTTATGGAGGGCTAGATATCGTCCAGTCATACCATTATCTGTAGCTTCAAACACACTTAAATCTTTAGGATTACCAAATACACTTAGTCCTGCATACATAGCACCTGTTTTACCGCAACCAGACCTACCTAGCAAAGACACAGCTACACCTGATGTAGATGAGAAACACATTAACGGAGAACCAAACCCACCTAGCATGGTAAACGCATGTAGCTCTAATCCCTCTCTATTTAGCTCGTTAGCCGCCTCTTGCCACTTCTTATATGAACCCATAGGCATAAGATGTTTTGACGTGCTACGCACCATTGGTGACGCCGCTGACGGCTTCTCTGTGCCAGAGTTATCTATCTCTGTTGCACCTACTACAAAACTTTTATGTGACCATGCGACATCGCCGCTTGTTCTTTCTTCTGTCCAACCCATTTGCATACGCATAACGTCTGCTTGTACTTTACTGACCATATATTGTCCCCATTTAACTATGTATTGCATGAGAATATTGACTAATGACGGCGTATAAAACACACCATTACTAGACATTATTGCCTTGAATTTTTCAATAGAGTATACGTCCTTCATAGGAAGTAAAAACTCTCTGACGGCGTCATTTGGTAGTATCAGCCGCATCACTAAGCACTCACCGTCTAGAGGACTAAACATCCTACGTATTGGGTATAAATCGTGCGGTACTATTAAGATTGGGTCATCGTAATGTGAGTTACCATTCTTATCTAGTTTTGGTGGTGGTATATGGTATATACCGCCGTTCTCACCTCGTAGAAAAGGCTTTAAGAACTCTGGAAATGCTGGAACAGTTTGGGCACTCGGTTCTTCCCGAATTGATTCCGCTTTATTAGTTTTCGCTGGTGCGGCTTGGAACTCTCTTGCAAGGGCAAAGGGGGAATTGATTTTTCCTCTATGTCTACATCCCTCGCATATTTCTGGCACATTGGCATAGAACCATTCACAAGTTCTGGGCTTTTCAAAGGAATTAGCTGTTCTAATAGTTTCTTCATGGTTATATTTTGAATGTGTGTTTGACATCTCGTGTATAGCGGTTTCCCCATCTATACATTTAATAGCTATAGTTAGCCCTGCCGCCCATAGGTCTCGTGGTGCAGTTTCAACATTTTCTAATATATTACGTATCTGAGCACAGCCATTACCATTTACACTTTTATCAGCTAGTTCTGCAAATGTATAAACAAAGTTATCTAGTTTAAGCATAGCTTTGGTATCTTCATCTAACCCTTTAGGGATACTAGCAAATATATCCGTTTCTGATTCTTCCTCAGTAACTCCTAGAAAGTCTTTAAATGCTTCAAATGAATATTGGTGGAACTCTGTATCTATGAATCCACTAGGTGATGGGGGATTAGTTTTGTAATTAAAGGTATCAGGGCAACGCATAATACGAGCGCCGTCTGCCATAACCGCAGGGTCTGCAAATATCCTAGCCAAACAAAAGGTTTTAAACTTTATAGCATAGGGTAAATACTCCGCAAATGGAACGTCCTCGTCTAACAGCCAGTACGCATGGATGCCAGTTCCTGAGTCTATTCTTACAGGAGGAGGTAGTTCACTTTCAATTATGAATTTATCTAATGCTTCTAGAGCGGAGGCTTTGTCTACGTAGCCCTTACCATGTTCAGCTTTATCTACACCTACGTCTAAATCAATAAAGAACGAACGGAAGCTATGGCAGTTGTCTTTCTTTCTGCTATAACCATCGAATGCACCTAATGCTACAAATGTATTTAATCCTTTGCTTTTTAAGCTTTCTATGTGGTCTATTACACCATCTATTGTTTCTGTAAAATGGTTAGTTATCTTTTTAGCGTCATTGATACCGCTAATACAGTAAACGCCATGCCTCGGTAATGCTTTCTTATAGAATTGTTTTAACATATTCTGAGGGGCTAAAAAAGCAGGGTCGCCCCTGCTTATGTTTATGAAATGAGACGGTTAGCTTATACTCTTTCTAAGTCCTCGTCTACTATCTGAGTGCCAACTATATCTTCTATATACGCCTTAGCCTGTTCTATTCCTTTAACAGGTAGTATACCCTTAGAAAGATCATCCTCTAGTATGGCAATAAAAACCCTAACAAGCTCTTGGTTCTTCTCACGTAAAGGATTACCTCTAAACCAACTGTATATTGTCATACGAGATACGTTCATGGCTACTGCTATATACTTAGCTGGTAACTTAGCCCTCAAACAAACTTTAGCTAATACTATCCCTGCTTTACTGGGATCAGCCAACTCTACTAGATCAATAAACTCCTTACTATATGTACGTGCCATTATGTCTTAGACCATTTTTTAACAGCGTCTGCTACTGCTTCAACTTTAGCGGACACAGCGGGTGATTCACGTTTAACAGGTTCAGCAAAAGCTTGGGGTTCTTCACTAACAGTAGTACCAAGAGCTTGTAGAAATTCTATCTCAGTGGCTTTAGCGGCTTCTTTATAAACTTGAATAACCACTGCATGTTCTGCTTCTTTGCTTTGTGACTGTTTAGCAACTGCATCTAGGTCAGACTCAGGCACTGCACCAACAGGTGAGAATACTACTTTAGGGAATGTAGCTGTAGTATCAAACTGCATCTTAGTAATAACTCTACCAGCACTTACATTGTGTTGAGCTAAGTGTTGTATGTATGGACGGAATGGACGTTTACCGTCTTTCTCTTCGCCAAAAGTAGAAGCTGAAGGAAGCTTTAATTCCATAACATCACCAGATACATCATTAGGTAACACTACAGCTACTTTCCAGAACAGACTACATTTAGTACCAACACCATTAGTGCCAGAGCCTTTTATGCTGTAAGGGCAAGTAGAGCAACTAACAGAAGATGGAACTTCAACCGATTCGTCAGGTTTGTTAGAGTCAGTAGACCAGCATACTGCACTAGACGTTTCACCCTCTACAAACGGACCGTCATACATCATGCGTGAAGCCTTATGTGCCATCTTAACAATGATGATGTTCATATGACGATCTTCAATAGCGCCGATTTCTTTGCTACCTACATATTTACGGAATACACCGCCTTTAATTCTTATACTTTTAGAACCACCACCGCCTGTACCACCAGCAACAGCTAGAGTATCTGCGTCCAGTCCAGTTTGAACTAGGTTAGGGTTAGAGGCTAAAATATTTGCTAATTCATTGCTCATTGTAATTTCCTATCTTGAAGTTGGTTTACGAACGGTTATATTAAGCTCTCTAAAGATACTAACTCCGGGCGGTAGCCCTTCTGCTTCTATAGTATGTTCTGAAAGAAATGATTTAAAATTACTTTGGTGGATTCTACGTTGTAGAAGATCAACAGCTTGATGCTCTAAGATAAAATCTTTAAAGCCACTCCAATCATTACAGTCATATCTTTCTTTTACACCACGCATGACTGTGCCTTGAGATGTTTTGATACTATCAGCATTAGCGCTATTGCATATAGCTAACATAGCCTGTTCTATAAGAGCCATATCATCTTTAATAACTCTATCTTTAGCATCAAACTCAGCGGCTAGTTTCTCACGTTCGCCTCTTAATGTCAAGTATGTCTTTACTAATACATCTAAATTTTGTTGTTCTATTTGTTCGTTCATTGTTATATTCCTAATTCTTCTTTATATAAATCAACAAGTTTGGTATGCGCACTCACTTTGCCTTGTAGCATCTCATACATCTTGCGCTCTACTTCGGAACCTTGTAAGTTTACAACTAACATTTTATTAACCTGTCCTAATCTATCCATACGTGCAATACATTGTAGGTAAGTTTCTACACTCATTACTGGAGACCAAAATATAATAGTATCTGCTGATACTAAAGTAATACCATGTGAGCCAGCTTTGGGTTGGATGATTAAAACTTTCGGTTCTGCTGTAGTTTCAAATCTTGTTATTATTGAACTTCTTGCTGATGCTGATACTGCGCCACTTATTATTTCATTGGTAACTCCTTTGGTTGTTAAGTATTTCGATACTAATTCTATGGTATGTGTATAAGGGACAAAAATGAGTATCTTATGTGATGCTTCATTTATAACACTCATCATTTCTTTAAGTCTTGGAGATACATCGAACTCTACTACCTCATGCTTGTCTGTATATACTGCACCGCCTGATATTTGTAAGAGCTTAGTCATTCTAGATGCCGCATTTACTGCACTGATTTCTTCGCCAGCGGCTTCTATTAATAGTTCATTCTTTAGTTCTTTATAGTACTTAGCTACCTGTGGTGTTAGTGGTACTTCTCTTGTTTGGTACACTACGTCAGGTAAGTCTAAACATTCTGATTTGGTATATCTTATAGCTGGTTGCAGTACATCAAATACGTCCTTAGTAGACGTAGGCTTAGGCACCCACTTAAACTGTGTGAGCTGAGTCATTACTCTATCTCGCCACGCATTATGATACTTAGGTATAAGATCAGGTGAGACTAACTTAGCTAGTCCGAAAGCATCTAATGGCGATTGCGCCGCAGGAGTACCTGTCAACATCCAAAGCCGAGTGCTTGGCCTCAGTAGTTTAGCTAGAGATTTCCATCGTAATGTAGACGCTGTTTTAAATGCGGAAGCTTCGTCAGCTACTATTAAATCAAATCCAGCTTTCTTAATCTCATCATTAACAGTACAGATGCCGTCAAAATTAATAATAACGAACTCATAATCACCATTTATTATCTTAATTCGTTTAGATGTACTACCATGAGCTACACCAGCGGTTCGGTGCATTGCTGTTTTAAATATATCTGCTTGCCATGCTGAATACATAATAGATAAAGGGCATATTATTAGTACACGTTTTACTAATCCTTTATTCATTAGATAGTCTGCCGCCCATATAACACTAGCGGACTTACCTGTACCAGCTTCGTTAAAACAAAAGGCTCTATTACGTAGTGATAGGAACTCAGCTGTGGTTCTTTGATGAGCAAATGGTGTGTATAGTCCGGGCCATTTATACTCTTTGGTAATAGGAGAGGGTATCTTTAATGTAGTAGACACCCTTGTCATATGTTGCATTTCTTCTAGTCCCCATGCGACTACTACGTCAGCATAGACCCCATCATCACTAAGCACTATACTTCTTTCTAAGTGGCTAGTTATTAAGGGGACTTTACTAGAGATAATCTTAAACATTACTGCTTGGTCATCATGTATAAGTTTCATTGTGTCCCTTATTTTTATAATTAATGTACCTCTTACGGAGGTTAATCGTCATGCTAACTACCTATTTATTTTTTACGTTCTTTCTTGCTAGTCTCAGATGTTAGTCCACCTTTACTATTACGTGAGAACGAGCGGTTTTTAGTTGCAGATTCAACACGAACTCCATCTTTATTAGAACCACCTTTAGATAAAGCTTTCACGTGGGCAATATCTTTACCCTCGCGCTTATCAGCCTCACCATTTTTATTCTTATCTACACCTGTTTTATCCATAGCACGTCTAGCACGTTGTCTTTCCATACGGTTAGCCAACTCACCTCTAGCTACTTGCTGTTGGTATTCTTTTTTATATGGTCTATCTTCTGGGTTTTTATAAGCCATTATTATCTCTTCCTTTCTCTATAAAATTCACAATCGACTAATGGGCACCATCCACACAAAGGAGTGGGGTTAGCAGTCCAAACATTTCTTTCATAGGACATACTCAACCTAGCTAAGTCCGGTGTAAATGATAGCCACAATTTGTCTATCTGTGATCTATTATACTCTTCAGGTACAAAACTGTTATGTACTATAAACAATAGCCCTGCTTTTATATGCTGTACTTCTGGAAAGTGAGCAAACGTCATAAGAGCCATAAGCTTTAACTGTTTAACGTCTGGGTATCTATTGCTTCCAGTCTTATAGTCTATGATATACGCCGTGTCGCCATGCAATATCAGTAAATCTACAATGCCCCGTACCCATCTACCATCTGAATCAAACGCTATAGGTTTTCTATCAGGGCATAGAGCCATCTCATACTCTGTGTGCTTAGTACCCTCTATATCTACAAGACTGTCTGTTACTAGCTTAAACTTCTCATAGTTAGTAGGTAAGGGTGTACCATCTTTAACATAGTTTTCTAAAGCTTTATGTACTTCAGTTCCGTATGTCATAGCTTCTGATACTTTCTGCTCATAGGTTTTTAATATCTTTAGAGCATGATATTGCTTAGGGCAATTTAAGTATTGTTTTAAAGCTGAGAATGACCATGTGTAGCTCATTGTAGTTTTCCTTTATTGTTAATGTCCATTATAACATTACTTATCCGCAATTACCATAGCTAATACCAGAAGTAAATTCACATGCAATAGGTAGTCCTTTAGCCCATAACGGTGGCGTAGACATAATATCTACTATGAATTTCTCTGCCTCTTCTAACTCGGCTTCTGGTACTACACAAACAGCGGCATCGTGCACAGTTAAGGCTGGTTTATAACGCTCATTAATAAGTAGCATCTGTTCACCTACGATTATTCTAGCTAAAGCCTGAACTACATTTTCTACCAATGCCCCACCCCATATAGATTTCATGCCAGCACGTGACTTGTAAGCGTGGTAGCTCTTAGCTTCGTCTGTATTAAGGTGTAGTTGTGGGTATCTAATATAAAGCCCATTAGGTAGTCGTATACCCTCTTTAGATATCTGTAGGCACTCGTGCTCACCGTACCAATAAGGCGTCTTGCTAGTTACTACATTAGTAGCAAAGTTTGTGTACTCCCAATCTACTAAATCTTTAACTACATCATCGCCATCTTTCCATAAAGATATAATCTTATCGTTCGTGCTTCTGTATAGCTTTACTATATCCTCACATTCTTCTACGGATAACTCCGCACCGGGCGGCTGTGTTTGTAATGTGTGCTGTAATTTAGCCGCACCTGTACCGAACCCAAGTCCTAGTATGCAAGTCTTGCCTACGAAACGTTCAATAGGGTTAGCCTTACTAATAGGTTTATCATAAATCTTAGATGCAAATATAGAATACACGTCTTCATTGTTAGCAAACTGTTCAACCACGTCATCCTGTCCAGCTAACCATGCCAATACTCTAGCCTCAATCTGTGAAGAGTCACAGTTTATAACCACGTAGCCATCTTCAGCTGTGATAGAGTTCTTTAATGCTTTCTTTTTCTTATCTCTACTAGGTAAGTTCTGTGCATTGATAGAGTCCATACCGCTCCATCTACCTGTGTGTGCGCCGTAGTACTTTAACGGTATAGGTAAGTAGCCCTTGTTGCGCTCACCAATGCCTATGAATCTCTCTAGCCTAGATTCTTCTATCGTAGACTTAGTACCAAGACGCACCGCACATAGTTGTTGCACGAACTCGTCATCATGTTCAGATAACTCTATGAACCCTATATCAGTCTTAGCTAGGGCAAACGCTTCCTTACCTGTAGTCTTGCTTATCTTCATCGGGGGTTTAATCCCTAACTCAACTAATAGTTCTGCAAATTGTTTATTACTAGCTAACTTCTTACGCACAGCCTCATCTGTGTCGCAGTTAAGTTTCTTTTTCAATGCACTAAGCATTAGTTGTTTTTCTTCTTTTACTTCCTCTAATCTATCCACTAACATAGCATCATCAACTTTTAAAACTGGAAATATAAACATCCTCAGAGTCATATCAATTAAACTAAGTTCTGTATGTGGAAAGTCAGCTATGAGTATCTTATATAATGCGTAGGTAAGCTCAACATCATTAACGCAATACTCACCATATAAGACTAAGTCTAAACTACTAAAGTCAGTAAGCCTCTTCTCTTTAGCATTAATAACCTCTGTACCTTTCACACCAAGATTATATTTAATAGCCAGAGATGCCAGTGACCCCCCCACATCTATACCATGATGCGCTCTAGCCATACTAAGTGTGTCTATATATAACTCAGGCTCTATTCCTAGTATCCATTTGAGTATAGCGCCGTCAAACATTGTGTTATGGCACACAAGAATAGAGTTAGCCCAGTCATACTTAGCTAGAGATACTTTTAGTTCTTCATGTGTACCTGTATGCCACTCTGTCTGAGCGCTGTCTACCTTTATACCTACACCTATAATCTCAAATCTTTTATCTCTAATATATTCTTCAGTAGTTTGCTTTCTTAATGTATAGCCCTGCGCCCAGTAAGTTTCAAAATCTAAAGTTATAATCATAAATATCCTAAAGCATTAGCTATCCATACTAAGTTAGTACCTATAAACCCTGAGAGTATAAAGTTCTGTATTCTAATTAGAGTCATAAACCTAGCGGCGGCTGATTCTAATAACCATATTTCTTCCTCAAACTCTCCTGAGTCTTCCATATCATCTATGATACTAAACAACCCACCTATAATTGCCTTAGTAGGCATTGACAGTTCTTCTCTTACTGTTCTTTTTTTCATTGTATTACCTCTGATGTTTTATTATGTTATCGCCCCAAAGCTCTGACTCTTTATAGCACTCAGTGCATATCTTTAAGTTAAGTGAGTAGTATTGTCGGAACCTTGTACACTTATGTGGAGGACAGAACCATCTCTTAATTAAGTTTCTCATTACGCTTCCTAATATGTTCGTCAACTGATTTATCGTACCCTATAACAGCCTCCTCGGTAGTTGCACATGTTGAACGCACGAACTTATAACGGTAAGCATCTAGTTTTACTTCTTCTATCTCCTCTCGTAGTTCTTTAATCTCTGTTAATAGGGCATTAACGTTTCTACCAAGCCGTTGCATGGCTTCTTCAGAGATTTCCATCACTCCTCTGACGCTTCTAAGCTTTTAATCCTACGGTTTAGGTAGTATTGCGCTTTCTTTAAATCTTCCAGCTTGCTTATCTTGTATCCTGCACGAGACACATACTTAATCACATTAGCTAGGCAAAAATCTTTGTCAAGCCCCTTAGCTTCTATATAGTCTATTGTTTCAACCCCGCCATGTGTGTAGTGACTAGGACTGTTAACAGGGTCAGGTTTAGAACTTTCTTTTATTTTCCACATCGGTTTCACTGTTGTTTCCTCATTAAGCATCTCATAGTCCTCATATTGTTTAGGGTAGCACCAAAGGTTTATAGGGGGGAATATGAAGTCAGCCCATTTCATTTTTTATAAAATCTAAGACTTATCCCGTAAGTTTTTCGTTCTGCGTCATACCTTTCTTTAATACCATTATGTAACTCTATTCCAGCTGCATCTGCAAACTCTCGCAACGCCCACATAACTGTATGTAACTCACGTTGTTTAAACCCTTGTAGTCCTAGAGTTGTACGATTGTCTTCTGCTAGAAATTCTTCTTCAGTGCGAGGGTCTGGTAACTTAAGCCCCGGCATTAACTCATCCACTACTTTTTGTAAGTCCTCTCTAGTCACCATCCACTCCTCTCTGCGCTTTCAGTACATTCTTTACTACACCACCGCCTACCATCTGACACAGGAGCATCGCACTCCCAACACTGACCTGAATCATTTTGAAATATATCTAATGGTTCACCACGTTGTAAAGATATTTGCTTATCCAAGATAAGTTGGGCTTGGTCGTTTGCCCGATCAGCGATGTCAGCCATAACTTTTCTCACATGCTCGGAAAGGGTTTCGTAAGGATATAGTTAATACCCATGTTGTTCTTCGCTTATTGCTAGTTTTGTTTGCCATAACTCAACAATGTGCTAACAAAGTAGCGTTAAATATTATTGACGTAAGAAGCAAGGCTGTTAGTATCACGCCATACACATAGTATTTTGTAGCTCGTTTTTCACTTTCATCTGCATTATAAAATCTCATTATCTTCCTCACCATTTTCAAGTTTTGAAATGTCAGCTAGTATAGCATAATACCCACAATAGGATAGGCAAGCTTCATAAGACCCATCATGAGTGTCCTCCCAACCGTTACACTTAGCCTTTGCAACTGCAGCTTTAGCTTGTAGCTCTTCTTTACTCATTATCTACTCCTCTAAACCCCAGTCCCCTGTCCTCCTTAAACCCATCTCTTAGCTCCCATATTATTGAGAGTATCCGTTGTTCTAAACATTGACGGCTTGGTGTATGCCCCATCTCATCTATAATTTCAGAACATTTACGTAATTTCTTAATTAGTTTTATTTTTAAATGATCTGCTATTATTCGTTCGTCTAGATAGGCTTGTTCTTCTTCGTCTATTATTCTTTTCATTTCTTTTTCCTTTCTTTTAACATTGCATCTGCGTAGGCGTAAGCCGACTTAGTTAGCACATCCTTATTCTTCTCTTCCTTACCATGAAACTGTGCCTCTGGGTCGCAACCCATGTACTGAATAAACCCCTGCATAGCCGCTATAGCTATGGTGTCTCTTAATGTTATCTCACTCATCTCTTTTCTCCCAGTCTCTCGTTCATAGCTTTCAAATCCCTGTCTATTTTGTTTACATTTATCAAAATAGGGATCATCCATATAAGAGTTACTATCTCTACTGCTAAAACTATTAGTTGAAGTGTCATTAACATATCCCCACGTTTCCAAGGAAGTAATTAATTATTATTGTAGTAATAACAGCAAAAAACAAAACAACCATATTAAACATAAATACTTCACCCATAAGCATAAGCCATTCTTTAATCATCTCTTTTCTCCCCCCTACTTCTTTCCTTTAACATTTGATGTGCCACGTGGTATGCCGCCATAGCAACTGAATCTGCTCCCACTGTAGTAGATACTTTTGTCAACATACCCTGCATAGCCAAGCCAGCAAAGTGGTCACGCAGGGATATAGTATTTTTACCCATTGCTCTAGTTAAAACCCTTTCTATAAATATTTCATGCTCTAGTATATTTATTTCTTTCTCTAAATCTTTCTTACTCATTCCCCACCTCCAATGCCGTGTGCCTCACGTTGTTTAATAGCTATAGCCGCTAATCTTTTTTGTTCATCACTCAACAGCTCTTGCTTTGGTGGTGATGCGTATAGGGGTGTCCACTGCTCACTATACTTGTTACCGTCTGATAAAAAGCAACCACCCGAATCATTCATCCAAGCCACAGGCTCTTGCTCAGGTTGGTTAAGTAGCTTTTGAATTGCGACTATCAAGTGCATATCCTGAACATAAGCAAAATTTTCAACAACCTGTTTCAATAGCTCTCTTTCACGACTCATCATCAAAGCTCCTTATACCGTGCATCTTCTCAGCAAAGATAACACCCATTACAAAAGCATCTCTCGTAGCGTTAAACATTGATTGATTACCCTCGCTGATTTGTTGTCGTGTTAAAGGCTCTTGCTTCTTAACATATACGTTACCGTCAAGAACTATTGTATTGCCCAGTTCAGGGAAGGTGTCCAATTCATTTAGTTTCATCACACACCTCCTCAACTTCAGCACAGGCTGATATATGCACAAGGGCGTCACCTAAGTAACACCTAGAGTACATACCATCTATACGTTCGAGTGTGAACACGGTGTTGCTATCATCGTCTACTAGGGTGAATCTACTATCTCTTGGTAATTCATATAATTTCATTTCTTTCTCCAGTACATACTGTTTTGGGGTCGGCTTCGTATAGGTGGTAAAGTATCAAATTTATATATACCGACTCTCTTGCCATCTAAAAACCACGCTATACGACACCATCTATTTTTAAGTTTCATCTATCCCCCTCAAAATGTTTTCTAATTGGTCTACGTTCTCTGCATTTATACAGATGCCAGTTCCTCCACTTGCTATAATCTTACCTAACTCACGCTCCTGTAACGCCGTTGGCTTAAGATTATCAGCCTTACATTCAATAGCTAAGAAGTGCCCTCGTACACAGCATATGATATCTGGGATAGCTGACCTACCGTAACCATTAGCCGCTGGAAAGAAATACCATACATCAGCGGCTTTTAATACGCCTACTACCTTATCTTTAACTACGCCCTCTTTAGTTCTCATAATCTTCACCCTCTATATCTATGTGGTCTCCTACTTTTGGCATTACTTCACCTGTTACTTTATTATAATATTCTGCTAACGCGATGCCCTCATATTCTGTATACCAATGCGCTGGGGGGTCTTTAGATTCTTGCTTGACGGTACTCAACGTACTGATAGGTGCCCCCATTGTTCTAGCCATAGAAGCTAAACTGTACCCCCTGCTGTATAGTACTTTTATTGCTAATGCAAAATCATCGTCTCTATCCATTGTTAATCCTCCCATCTAATAGTTGTCTAAGTCTTATATCATCACAGTACTTAACTACTTTTTTATTTTTATGTAAGAAATTTATTGTTAGTACTGCATTGCCAGATAGAGTAATACGATTCTTCTTGTTAGAGCAGGGGTCAAATGCTAGTAGGTCTATTATGTATGGCAACCACTCATCTATCTCAGCTTTGTTATAAATTTTACTACCATCCATCATGATATACATGTGCTTAGGCATCATATAGCGTGGGTTTACTGCTACTTTAGACCTCAGTTTAGAGTATGTAATACCTATTATTTTAGCTAGTTCAGCCATGTTATATGTATTGTTACTTCTTTCAGCTCTGAGTGTTTCCGTAGATTTAGTGCGGTTAGGGATACGTTTAGGTATCTTAGGGACTTCAACAATTACACCCTCTGTTCTTAATTTCTCTGCAAGTGCGGTGGCTTTTTTAATAGTTGTCTTCTCCCTCTTCTCTGCATTAAGAACCTCCTTGTTCCGATGATAGTATTTTCTAGCGTCCTCCCTTTTTTTCTCAAGGTTATCTCGATAATATTGTTTACGGTATGCTATTTCTGTGATATCTTTATTACTCATTGTATTAATCCTGATGTGTGCGCTTTGCGCTCATGTGGGCTACCTTAAAAAGTAGCCCTTTTTTTGTCTGTTATTCTTCGCCCGTTGTGTCTAGCATATCTCCATATAAATCTCTAAACATAGGCTCTTGTCCTCCGTTTAGTTTGTTTAGTACCTGTACATCTAACTGCGTCTGCTCTATCTGCTGTAAGTTATACTGATTACGTTGGGCTTCTTGTTGTTGCTCAAGTGAGTTGTACCCATGATATCTATAGCCATACCCATAGTCAGGTGCATCTACTGCATTAGCTACCGTAGTTGTCATCATCATTGCTATTACTAATAATGTTTTCATTTATTATTCCTTTTAGTGAAGTTATTTGGTCTGCCTGCATACACATACAGAACCATGACGGTGATATTTTCCACCCTATATTGAACCATGTAACATCTACTCCTAGTGGGGCGGTAAAAACATTGTACTCATTTACTTCTTCATCTGATGATAGATACTGATAATCACTAGCCAGTATCATTGCTATAGAGCTTTTTAAACTTCGTGGTAAAGTTTTATCAGTGAATGTTCTTGTAAACCCTGTGTTTACAAACAGCGTGTAATCACCATCAATAGGTTTGTATAGTGGTACTCTCCATATACTCTTGTTACAAAAGAATATTTTTATTGGTGTTAATCTGCTGGCATCAAAAGCCATCCCATACCTCCTAATTGTCCACTCTCACCGCTGTAGCTATTAGCTATTGGTATTGATATAACATTTAAATCATCATTGTACCCACCGATACTAGGTATAAACCCAATACATTTTTGTTTATCTTCATTTACTACACTAAACATAGTTACCATTGCTTGAGCCATAGGGTACTCTTCTAAACTATATTTACTAATACGCTTGAATGGGGTGAGTATTGTATACAATTCATTGACACATGAGGACATATCTTTTTGTATAGTTCCTATCATATAGGTTCCATCTATATTTACTCCGAGCGCAGTCAGCGGTTTCTCTAGAAACTGAGAGGAAATTGTACGTCTTGCCAATGCAGTTGCATCTGCACTATCCCATTTAATAAGGACACTACTTGCCAACTCTACATCTAATGTGTACTCTACAACTTTACTACCACCTAATACTTTCTGTAATAACGCATGAACCATACCATCTTCTAGCTCATACCTACTCTTGTAGTCAATACCTTGTACTGTTTTTTCTATAGTTTCTTTCAACTCACAAAAGCCATGTATAACTTTACTATTAACACTTTTTTCTATTGGTATTATCTTCTTTATAATGTTCATCAAGTTAGTTAGACCCTTACTTGCTCTAGTGTCGTTCCTATACTCCCTAGAGTATTTATCTCTAAGATTGAACGGTGACACGTAGTAGTACGTAGTTTCGTAAGCTTTAGTGACTTCATAAGCAACACTATTATAATCAGGAATCTCTTTAGTAATAGCATACAACTCACACACATGAAACCCATCGCCGTAAGCCATACATATAGACGTATTTAATTCTTTTATTCTATACACTTGCAAGCCATATGTTTTGTGTAACCACTTTACTATCTTCTCTACTTGTGAATCATCTATAATCTTATGTAGTGATTCCCAGTCACCGTCTAACATTACTGAGTTTGTGTTTATATAATCTCTAGCGTTCATTGTTTGCTCCAATTATTGTATGGACAGTTGTCCACATGTTATTTATATTGCTCTACTAAGATGCCAGTTACTCTAACCTCGTTACCCCATATGCTCGCAGGGAACCTTTTAGTAGACTCATACGCTACCTTTACTAGTAAGGTATCTCTATCTTCTCTACATAGTTTGTGCTTGAATGCCTTAGCTGTGTTAGCGACAAGGGTAGCCCTGTTAAGCCCTGTAAGAATAGGTCTAGAATAATTAATAGCCCATCTCACATGCTCTCTTAGCTTATTGACATTACCTAGTGACGCAATACCTAACGTAGATAGTAGGGGATTAACAGCAAGCTCCTCTACGTAGTTATTAAGCGCAATTTCATACTCTTCCTCATTTTCTATTAAATAGTTATGGTAACTATAAGAAGTAAGAGTCTCTGGAGTAACCTCTTTAACCATCTCTATAATGTCCTCATCTCTCATGTTTCTAAACATTACGTCAGCTACAGTAAATAATTCCTTATATGGTTCAAAGACTGCCTTTACAGCTTTATTATTAGTCTTATAGCCTGATACCTCGTAACTGCATGACTCATGCAACTCTAATGTATTCACATACACACGTAGTCCATTAAACACAGGGTGAGTGAATCCATAATTATTACCTATCACACCACCACCTGATAATAACGCCCCACCATGTTTGCTACTTGTACATAGAGATGCCCTACCCAGCCAGTTGTAGCTCATTGCTATCTTAAGCCCTTGTGGAAGACCCCCCCAACCAAACTTCGCAGTAAACTCAAACGAATTGTCTGGGTACACTATGCCTATCTCACATGGTGTTCTCTCATACATCTTATAGCGTCTAAGTTCGTCTGGTCTATCAGTCGCATCGGGGTGTACTTTATTTCGTTTAGCTCTTGGCATGGCGTTATACTCTTCCACAGTTATAAACTTTGCCTCATAGTTATGGTCTCTGTATACCCTATATACTTTCTCACCGTTTAAAGTTTCTTCTCTAAAGCATTTTGTTGCATATCTTCTTTCTTCTAGTGGATATCTATCTGTTGTTCCTCTATATGGTTTCTCACCTTGCGTAACTCGCTCTAGTCGCGCGTAGTCTAGGATACAGTGGCTATATGTTGTTACTCTTTCTAATGTGCTCATTATCTTAATCTCTCTAATATGTATTTATCGTTAGCGTTAGGTTTAATGTACTTAACTTCACATGGTTTAATATTGTCTATATAGTTAAGACTGTACCCTAACCCTGTAAACGCTATTATTAGGGCTAACGTCAGCCCAACACATATGTTCTTATACTTCTCAGCATCGCTCTTATGTGTATCTAACTCATTCTCCTTTAGTCTCATATACCTGTTTACAGCATCGCTCTGTAGCTTCCTTGCTTTCTCCTCTCTTACTTCTTGTACTGCACTCATACGTTTACCTTCTTACCTTGTGGTGGTTCAAATGATTTGTTCTGTGTTACTAGCCATAGTGACGGCATAGTTATGTTCCATTTAATATTGTCCTCCAAGTAACCATCTGTGAATACAATCACACACTCACTATTGAGCTTATGCTTCGTAATATACTCACTAACGCACGATACGTTAGTACCACCTCCACCTAACGGTTTTAACAGCGTGGCTATGTCAGCGTAGTCAGTCTCGAATATCTGCTCACCATGTACCTGTGTATCCCACCACAAAATGCGTACACGTTCAGGACAACACACACCACAAATAGATGCCAGTTCGCTTGCAAACTCCGTCAGCTCTGCACTACCTATAGAACCTGATGTATCTATAGCAATGGTAACTTCACCCATAGTTTCTGCTTCGTACCCTGCGACATACATATCATTGGCTAAGTATCTCTTATTCATTCTTCGCCATGTAGTCTCGTCACTCCCTCTAGTAGCTGATGTAACAAACTCTCTAAGCACTTCTCTCCAGTCTATCTTCGGCTCTAGTAGGTCTGCTATAGCTCTCGGTACAGTCGCACCCATTCGCCCTGCAAGTATGCCACCCTCACGCAATGCCTTATCTATTGCCTCAGACATAGCCTTTGCTTCTTCATGAGTTAGGTCTTTACAATTCTCAAAGTCATGTACATCACCATCACCATCACCACCCTCACCATTACCATTACCCTCTGGCGGTGGGTTCTTGATTAAGAAGTTAAATACCTCACGCATACTCCAGTTTCTAAACATATCATCTTGGTACGCATTATCTGGTAGCTCAACTATACGTTCAACACCTCCAGCAACTTTACCGTCTATGTCTTTAATAATTCCATTTACAACATAGTCTGCTGATATGTTCGCAATCCTACTATCTTTCTTCCACATGTCCACACCTCGTGGGATATGCTTCAGCGCAACATGTAGGTTCTCATGCAGTACTAGACCTCGTAGTTTAGCGTTGCTATCTACACTCTTAAGGAACTTAAGCCCATATTTCTTATTAACTCCATCGGTGTACGCTGTGAACTTAGCATCTTCTACTACCTCTGATGTGCCCATTAGCATTACACCTGAGTATAACGCCGTCTGTGGGTGCTTCATCATAGCTACGTGGGCTTTCTTTATTCTTGTCATTTGCTTTTGCATGATGTTCTCCTATTAGAACAACTCGTGATTTTCTGCCGCCCATTTCGCAATCTTTAAGTTCCTACTAGCCAGACGCACACTCTTACTACCTCGCATCATCATAGTGAAAAAGATAGCCTGTACCTCTGATGACTTAATACGCTCTACAAACTCCATGAACGCCGACAATTCATCTTGCGAGTCGAGCATGTCTATAGCTTGGAACATAATCATTATCTGCGCTGATATCTCGTCTGGTACTTTCACAATCTTTGGTTCTTTGATAATGTCCTTAACATCAATTAATGATTTCTCTAATGATAGAAACGCCGCCATATCACCCGCGGCACTCGCTCCTATAGTTCCTGCTAACGCACACATCGTGGCATTCTCACCTAGCTTGTCTGTGTTACGTACGATTACATCTGCCTTAGCTAATGAACGTGGTGAACAAAACGACATAGCACTCGATGATGGTTTGAAAATGTATGGGTTGTCGTTCTGGTCGCCGTTCGTGTATGATGCCAGTGCTCTTGGGAACATATTTACCCATGCTCTGATGACTCGACTAATCCCTGCTTCCCCTGCCCATGTCAACCACTCGTCTACTGTAGGCTTCGCCATTTTAAGAATACATACTCTGTTCCCTGCATGTGCCAGCATTGAGTCACCCACACCATCTGATGCGTTGTTGCTTGTGCCGAATACTATACTGCCAGCTGGTAAGGCTCTATCACCTACCATTCTTTCTAACATTAACCTTGTGAAGATTACTTGCAATAGCTTAGGTGACTTCATGAACTCGTCAAGTAAGATTACTTTAGGTTTATTTGAATCTAATTTGAAAAGGCTTGCTACGTAGTACTCTAAACTCTGTGTTGCGTGGTTCGGAATAACCATGCCTATGTCTGACATATCCTTAACTGGACAATCAACATAGATATAATCATATTTATCCCCCAAATCTTCCCGAATCATATCAAGTAACGATGTCTTACCACAACCCGGTTCAGACTGGATAATAGGAGTTAAGTGCTCACCTATAGTTGGAATGATTGTACGTAGTTCGTTGATTGTTACTGTGTTAATAAAGTTTAATTGTGACATTGTATTTCCTTAGTTATATTTATAATGTGGACAGTTGTCCATGTGTTGTTTACTGCTATACTTCTAATATTCTAACTACCTCCCAATCTTTATCATCAAGGTGAGCACACCCTGTAAGGAGCGTACTTACCTCAGTACCACTATCACTAATAATACGTACTACTCGTAGCTCTATACTTAGTGGTGATTCCTGTCTACCCATATACTCTTTACCATTAGTTAAGTAATTGCAAGTAGATGGCACGTTGTCTGTCTTTATAAAGATTACACGCATTTAAAGCTACTGAACTTCTCTAAGATACTATCTACATCTTTCTTTACAGATATTCTTAGGCTATCGCTACCTCTTATTGCCTCTGCATCTACACCCTTGAGCGTTCTCTCTAAGTTTGCCCTTGCTTCCTCTAACTGAGGATTACTTGTAAGGTTAAAGGTCTTGAACAAGTCACACATACTCTTAGCCTTGTCCAGCGTAGTGTCGTATATCTTACGGCGTCTTTTAGAGTCTTTGTCCTCTATGTCACAGCAAAAGCTTATACTAACCATCAAGTCAATTAGCCGTTCGCCTTGGTCTTTCGCAATGCCCTCGATGATAGACGCCGTCTGCTTGGTGTATGTGTCGTACAAATCCTCTGCGATATCATTAGCTATACTGCATCTAAAGTCATTGGTCGGTACTTCTGCAACAAACATCTGAGCACTAAACTTCTTACGTACTTCATCTTTAGTTGGGTAGTCATCTCTGTTGAACATATCGCCCTGACTGAATGCCATGTTGCTGACGATGTGGTCATAGTCATTAATAAACTCATCTAATATAATATTAAATTGGTTCTCATGATGTGCCCACTCTTGCTTGAACATTGGTAAGTCCATACTAGGTAGCAAGTCCTGACTCTTGTTCCATCTATAAGTTCGTCTCTTCATCCAGTTATAAATAGTCTGTCTGTAGTTGACGATAGCCTTATGCTTGGCATTATTGTTTAATATATTCTTAACGAATTTCCCTGCGTTCTTGTCTGCTTTCTTAGCAGTTGTAACCTCACTAGATATCTCTGGGTCTACCGCTGTTGCACTCCACACCCGAACATCTGCACATACAAGCACAGCTGATGTGCTAAGAGATATTAAATGCTTTGGTTGGCTCAACGCCGTTACTTGTGGCACTATTTCTTCTTTAGCGTGTGGACACATGTCCACATCGGATGCCAGTCCTTCCTCCTCTTGGTCTAATTCTTCTTTATTCAATCCTTCCTCTACAAGCTCTGCCTCAGCTTGCTCTATGTCACGCACCATTTGGTCTAATTCTTCTTTAGTCATTGTATTAATCCTGTTTAAGTTTAAGTTCTAACATTTCTTTATAAGACCCAGTACCTATTATCTTATAAGAGTTTCTTACTTCAGTACCACGGCATACTATTATGTTTCCGTGTGCATTGGCTTGCGCCGTGTATATCTTCTCTAGACTTACCATCTCATTACCCTACCATTAGTGCATCAAATTCTTTAATAACTCTGATGTTGTTGCGTTGATTAGCTGTTACTTTGAAGTGGCTCTGAGCCTTGTTCATTGCACTCTCTCTTGACTTCGCCCATATCTCCGCTGATGACTTCTTATATAGAACGGTGAAGGCTCTGTACTCTTTATCAATCATATCTTCATTCATTTTAGTTCCTTATTATATTTAACTATTAAATCCCATGCAGTATCTAACGCTATATCAAAATGTTTGCTTCTGTACTCATGTGGGCAGTCTTCATCTGCATTTGTAGCCAAATCCGCTAATGCCTCTAGTAACTCTTTCATCTTACTTCTCCGATTGTAATGTGGACACATGTCCACACGTTAATTAACATAAACACCTTTTACTACCTTAAAACCCTTTCTGATTTAATTCCTAATTCCGTACTACAAGTACTATTATACAGTAAAACTTTACCTATGTCAAGGTACTAAATACGATAGATAAGTGAGTTAGATGTTTGTCGGGTAGATGTTTGTCGGGTAGATGTTTGTCGGGTAGATGTTTGTCGGGTAGATGTTTGGTTTGTTATTATCTTAGCCCTCCCCAATTACTCATCATATGCTTTCGGGGCTTTGAATATATCCACCATGTTGCGTAGTTCTTCTGGTATGTCTTTCTCTGCTACCTCTATGTGTCCTGTGTTCTGCCACACGAAGCCCTGTGGTTCGTTGAATTTGTTTAGTGTGTTGGTCTGATGGTTTGAGTATGGGGTTTCTACTCTTCTAATCTTCTCGCCCTTTATCCAAGCCACGTTGTCTTTATACGCTTGTAGTGCATCTTCTTTCTCTTTGTGCTGGTCTGCCTGACGCTGTTTTAGTTGACGTAGTCTATAGTCTGTTAGGTTCTTGGCTATATCGTGTTTAGTGTTAGCGTTCTTTATGCCAAACAATACTTCCTCTGTTGTTATCTTACCTAGTTCATGTCTGGCATGTCTGTATAGCGCTGTACTTAGTGGTATGCTGTAACGATTTGCCCATTTAGTCATGTTTAGTGTTTCGCCTTTATAGGTAAGTAGGCGTTGGTTAGCATGGGTAGACGCTGTGGGGTCAATCTTGGCGAGTATCTGCTCTGGTGTTTTGTTTGCCTTATAACGCTGTAGGACTGTGCCAAACTGGATGCCAGTTATTCTGCTCCAATCTTTTAGGGTCTTAGTCTTGCCTTTATAAGTTAGTAGACGCTGTGGGTATGGCAGGGGTGCTTCTTGGGCTTGGGTCTGGGTTTCTTGCTCTGCTTCATCTTCAATGTGGACAGTTGTCCTTATGTTAATTATCTTTTCTTTAGGCTTTCTTGGCTCTAGTGGTGCAACAAGAGCTTCACCTCGTAGACCTCGTAGGTATCGCATACGGAATGTATGTCTATTCATCTTTAATATCTTAGCCCATTCAGTCATTGTGTGTGTTTCGCATTCTACTGTAATGTCAACTTCTACTTTACGCATGGTGTGTACTCTTTTGGTTAAGGTTGTGGGATTTCATTTCTATTATTTCTTAAATGATTCTGACGCAGTTTTGTGTCAAAAAACGGAAAAATATAATGTAAACGTACTGTATAATGATTAGGGTATTTTGTCAAGTTGTAGCGATGTTGTGTTGAATGATACGGCTTTATATGTAATGTTAAGGGCAATAATGGGTGCAATGGGGATGTTTTTGGGGTGCTAACTTTACACTTTACATTAGGGGATTTGGTTGTGACACAAAAATGGAACATCGCTGGAGGTGCCTAAAACACTTGGTCTGGAGGGTTATAGACGCTGTCGGATTTGTGCACTCTACATTATGTCCAGTGTACACAAAAACAGGGCTTTTTCATTTCTGAGTTTCATTCCATGAAAAGTAAAACTGTCTAACTACTTATTTATATTATATTTTATTATTATTATTAGTAGTAGTAGTAGTATATATTGTAGAATACTTTTATATTGTTGTGCAAACCATGCAAGCATATTTAGGGTATAGGGGTATTTCCGGATTAGCCGACTATTTTTAACTGCTCTTGCCGAGGTCTATTAGGTCTTTAAAAAAAGTATTTCTACGGGGCATACCCTCCAAAAATGCTTGCATGGTTTGCACAACGAAGCCTTATGCTACACTGTAAAAAGAGACAAACGGCTAAAACACTTGGTCTGCGATTCTACAACCACTTTACACTTAGCCCAATTCTTGTGTCAAAAAAACCCTGTAGAATGACACACGTTTTTGACACAAAACTGACGGCGTCTATATAAATCAATAGCTTAACGGTGTTTTATATGTCAAACGGTGTTCTTATGTTATTTCGTCAACGGTATAATGCGGTCTGTAGAGCCTTATGGTAAAGTTTAGTTTATATAATAAACCTAATAGCTAAGAGAATATTATATCAACCACGTTATACTACAACAAATAGCATGTGGACAGGTGTCCACATCGTGAAAATAAGTGTTGACAAGCGAAAAAAAAAGATGTAGACTTGAGCTCAAGTACTACGTACAAACAAGCAAAGTCTAAAACGCCGTCAAACGTAATCAAACGCGCCCACGAACTCATAACTGGCATCAATCTCCACTCAGGAAATAATCTACTAGGTCATAACGCAATCAACACGCTCACAATCGAATAACTGGCATCAATTTGATGTGGACAAAATTTAAGCCAAAAAAAAACGCCGTAGACCTAAGCCTACGGCGTTTTTAATTTACTACTTAGTCCTCACTATTCCAAACCCGATTGAAAGCTACAACTGCTCTTTTATACCTATCCTCGACTACTTTGTTCTCAATCTCTTTACTTGCCATTAATCTTGCCTTGCCGTCAAGACTATCAAATGATTTCGCAACTTGTTCTTCAAAACTTAGTGTTGTTCTCTTACCTCGTTCTTTACCCTCGTTTTGAATTTCCAAACCCTTTGCAAGTAGGCGGTTATAGTTCTTAGAGCAATAGCTATCAGTTGCAATTCTAACGTCCTTAACGGCGTGGTATAGCTTGGGTTGGTCGTTTTTAAGTTTGCCAAATGATACACTGTTAAAAGAATAAGCAACATCGACTGTTACAAGTTGCTCCCGCCCACTATCTAGAGTACTTATAGATGGTTTAAAACATTCATTACGGCGTAACCTGTAACCTTGATAGAGCTGGTCTTTCGATTCGCTTGGTATATCAGCCTTAACAGGGAAACCAACTATATTAGCAATACACCACATTGCTATAGTGGTTATGGTATCGCCTGCAACCGCTTGGTTATAACCTTGCGCTTTAACTGTTTGTATATCTTTTTTAATTGTCATTGTATTAATCTCGATTTGTCCGTTTGCACGTTTGCATCTGGTACGGTTCTATTTAACCATAATATGTTTGTTAGGTAAAGTTTAGGTGTAGAATAAATAGGACATGGACATGTGTCCATATGGTGCGCCACGCCTAACGCCGTCCGCCACGCTCACAACGTGACGAGCTCGGGCACTTATAACTGGTATCAATTTGACATGGTATAAAAAAGGAGACCCGAAGGTCTCCGTGTTGTTATCTACCAAACTCTTGAGATACAGCTACTATACATTTAGATACAAAGTCCATAACGCACATCTTATAAGACTGCATACTATATAACTCACTAGATAGGTTACTATCATTTGCATAATCCCATAGCTCTTGTATCCTTGAACATGGGGACCTAGGATAGTAATCACACCAAACTGATGCGAGTATAACTTTTTGTTGTTCTGTTAGATCATTTAGTTCTTTTGATATATCATCATATGTGTTCATTGTATTGCCTCGTTGTTATGCACGTCCTTGTGCGTTGGGTTACTATCTTAGGTTGTTGTTATAGTATTCAGTAGGACACATGTACCACATACTATCCATTAGTCCATCATACATATCTAAGAACTTACCAGCCTTTGAAGGTTCTATAAGACGCTCTAATACTACAACGTTCTTACCGCCTCGATATGTAAACCATAATGTGTATAACACTTTTACTTCAATATCATTCATTGTCTTACCCTCTTAACATAGCGACTGCTATGTTCTCTATTAATATGACCGCCATAAATGCGGCGCCGATACAGATGTATACCTTCATTACTATGTTAAGTTCTTTCCAACATTCAATCTTTAATAGGTTCATTGTATTGCCTCGTTGTTATAGTTATGTACTCATCTGGTACGGTTCTATTAGACCATAAAATATCTGTTAAGTACAGTTTAGGTGTAGAATAAAACGTCTGGACCCAATACGGCGACCCCTATACCCCCGTTTTCTCAATCTGGTTCCATCTCGCCCTATACACTTGAACTAGCTCAAATAGAACTGCAAAATCCACTAGGTCCACGGCGTCTAAGGATAAGTATAGTTACAGAAACCCCCCTACCGTTTTTAAAAAGCCCCATCAAAAAAATATTTCGCAAAAATTTACCTATGTGTTAGACTTCTTAAAACATTTTACCAAACAGTAAATATGACATTAGACTATAATTGCCCTACCATAGAGGAAAACATACCTCTACCTGCAAACGCTAAAGATGCGTTTCCCACGCTGTCGCCTACAGAAGAACTGCACATGCGGGCAAACGTGGTCAAACTACTTTCAGATTTAACTAATAATCCCATTACACCAACGGCGTCTGACGTAGAAGAAGCGAAAGCTATTGCTACAGAAATGGCTGCTAATCCAAGCTACCGTCCGCAGTTCCCACAATACCCAAATGAAACCCTTGCTCTACTTGCAGGTATGGTTGCTCAAATGAATGTATCTATTGTGGATGACTTAGCTGATCTTAAAATGTATGTAATTAATAAGTTAGTTGCTGAGATAGAGAATACTCAAGATAGTAAGACTAGAATTGCTGCTCTAAAACATTTAGGAGACGTAGATGGTGTTGATGCTTTCAAACGCCGTACAGAAGTAATTATTAAAGTACAGACTATAGAGGAAGTTGAGAAAGAACTATTAGACACCCTTAGTATTATTGAGGGTAGAGTTATAGATGCAGAAGCTAGACAGATAATTTCTTTAGCATGAGTATTAAACTTACTCCAGAAGATCTATTTAAACTGCGTCAAGCATTACCCACGATGCCTGATGCCCAAAAACGCCGCACCGCACTACTCTTAAAAGAATATGAGGCCCAGATAGCTCAGACATTAGGGAAGCTTTCTTTCCTAGATTTCATTAATCATGTATATCCTGACTACAAAGTAGGGCCTCACCATTTAAAACTGATACAAGTCTTTGAAGACATAGCCGCAGGTAAGAAAAAACGTGTTGTAGTTAACATTGCCCCGCGTCATGGTAAGTCTGAACTTATATCATATCTAGCGCCAGCATGGTTCTTAGGTAAATTCCCACAAAAGAAGATCATAATGGCTTCTCACACTGCTGACTTAGCTATTAACTTCGGTAGACGGGTACGTAACTTAGTAGGTTCCAATGAATATAAAGGTATTTTTCCACAAGTTGAGTTACAGTCTGACTCAAAATCTGCCTCTAGATGGGGTACAAATTTTAATGGTGAGTATTTCGCTATTGGAGTGGGGGGTGCTCTTGCGGGCCGTGGGGCGGACCTTTTTATAATTGATGATCCACACTCAGAGCAAGACGCTAAACAGAATAAAGCTAGTGTTTTCCTTCCAGCGTGGGAGTGGTTCCAGTCTGGTCCTATCCAACGTCTGATGCCGGGTGGGGCTATTATTGTTGTAATGACTCGGTGGTCTAAACTAGACCTTACTGGGCAGATAGTTTCACAAATGGAACGTGAAGAGGGTGTAGACCCATGGGAAGTTATAGAATTCCCTGCTATTAAAGATGATGGCACTGCACTGTGGCCTGAGTTCTGGGATATTGAGGAGTTATTAGCTAAGAAAGCCTCGTTAGACGTACGGTACTGGAACGCTCAGTATTTACAGAAGCCAACTTCGGAAGAAGGGGCGTTAATTAAGCGTGAATGGTGGAACATTTGGGAAGGGAATACACCTCCTGAGTGTGAGTTTACCATTATGGCTCTTGATGCTGCCCAAGAAACAAATAACAGAGCCGATTACAATGCTCTTACCATTTGGGGAGTATTTTTCAATGAAGAAACTAATAACTTTAATATTATACTATTAAATGCTATAAAGAGACGGCTGGAGTTCCCCGATCTAAAGAAACTTGTACTAGAAGAGTACAAGGAATGGCAACCTGACTCTTTTATAGTTGAAAAGAAGTCTAACGGGGCCGCTTTGTACCAAGAATTAAGGCGTATGGGGGTACCCATAGGCGAGTTTACACCCGGTAAAGGTCAAGATAAAATTAGTAGAGTTAATGCTATATCCGATTTGTTCTCTGCTGGTATAGTATGGGCTCCTGAACACAGATGGGCTAAAGAAGTCATAGAAGAATGTAACGATTTTCCAAGTGGTACGCATGATGACTTAGTGGATTCTACAACACTAGCGTTGTTGCGGTTTAGACAAGGCGGTTTTCTACGACTACCCAGTGATGAGGCTGATGTTGACGACTACTATTATAAAGCTAGAAAGAAAGCTGCTTATTATTAATTAAGGAAACAAAATGATAGACAAAAGTGTGAACCCAGCCCCGATGGGCTTAGATGCTATACCTATAGAAGAAGATCAAGAACCGTTAGAGATTGAGATTGAAGACCCTGAGTCAGTAACGATTAGCTTAGGTGAACAAGAGATTCTTAAGATTCAAAAAGAAGTTGATGAAGAAAAGTTCAGCATGAATCTTGCTGAAGAGATGGATGAGTCGGCTCTACAATCGCTTGCTTCTGATCTTATTAATGACTTCGAGTCTGATGTAAGCGCTAGGAAAGATTGGGTTCAAACTTATGTTGATGGGCTTGAGTTACTAGGTCTTAAGATGGAAGACCGCTCAGAACCTTGGGAAGGTGCATGTGGTGTGTATCACCCACTGTTAACTGAGGCTGTTATTAAGTTCCAAGCAGAGACTATTACTGCAACGTTTCCTGCGTCTGGTCCAGTTAAAACACAGATCATTGGTAAAGAGACTGAAGAGAAGAAAGAAGCTGCACAGCGTGTTCAAGACGACATGAACTATCAGCTTACCGATGTGATGACTGAATACAGACCAGAGCATGAGCGCATGTTATGGGGCCTAGGATTGGCTGGTAACGCCTTTAAGAAAGTATATTATGACCCGTACTTAGGCCGTCAAGTTGCTATGTACGTACCTGCTGAAGATATCGTTGTACCGTATGGTGCAGCTGACTTACAGAGTGCAGAACGTGTAACTCACATAATGCGGAAGACTGAGAATGAAATACGCAGACTACAGTATGAAGGTTTTTATAGAGATGTAGATTTGGGTGAACCTTCCAATACTATGGACGATATTGAGAAGAAGATAGCTGATAAGCTTGGTTTCAGAGCGTCAACGGATGATCGGTTTAAACTGTTAGAAATGCATGTTGAGATTAATCTTGAAGGTTTTGAGCACGAAGATCATGAAGGAAAGCAAACTGATATAGCGTTGCCGTACGTAGTTACTATCGAAAAAGGCACAAACACAATCCTATCAATTCGTAGAAATTGGGACCCTGATGATGAATCTTCTAAAAAACGCAATCACTTCGTTCATTATGGTTATGTGCCGGGTTTTGGCTTTTACTGTTTTGGGCTTATTCATCTTATTGGTGCTTTCGCCAAGTCTAGTACTTCAATCCTTCGCCAGCTGGTTGATGCGGGCACTCTCAGTAATCTTCCGGGGGGCTTTAAAACTAGAGGACTAAGGGTTAAGGGTGATGATACTCCGATTGCTCCGGGTGAGTGGAGAGACGTAGATGTGCCATCAGGTGTAATGCGTGATAACTTTATGCCACTGCCGTACAAAGAACCAAGTCAAACATTATTAACTTTGCTAGGGAGTATAGTCGATGAAGGTCGCCGTTTTGCTGGGGCTGCTGATCTTGCTGTCTCTGATATGTCCTCTAATAGTCCTGTTGGTACAACACTCGCTGTACTCGAGAGAACGCTTAAAGTAATGAGTGCAGTACAGTCGCGTATACACTACTCGATGAAGCAAGAGTTTATCTTACTACGTAATATTATAAGAGACTATACCCCTGATGAATACGATTATGACCCTACAGAAGGTAGCAGACGCGCTAAGAAAGCTGATTATGATTTGGTATACGTACTTCCTGTATCAGACCCTAATGCCTCCACAATGGCACAGAGAGTCGTCCAGTATCAGGCAGCCCTACAACTAGCACAAGGCGCACCACAGCTATATAACTTACCTGTTTTACATAGACAAATGCTGGAAGTGTTAGGTATTCCTAATTACCAAAAGTTAGTACCCATGGAAGATGATATGAAACCCCGTGACCCAGTTACAGAGAATCAGAACATCCTCAAAAATAAACCTGTTAAGGCGTTCTTGTATCAAGATCATCAAGCTCACATTGCTGTACATACATCTGCAATGCAATCTCCTGAAATACAACAGGTGCTTCAACAATCTATGGGCCAAAATCCACAGGCTATGCAAGCACTGCAAGCTGCTATGAGTGCACATATAAATGAACACTTAGGATATGAGTATAGAAAACAGATTGAGCAAGCTATGGGTATGAACATACCTACTTATGGTGAAGATGAATCTGACAATCAAGTAACAATTCCTGATGATATGGAAGTTCAAATATCTCAAATGGCAGCTCAAGCTGCACAACAGTTGTTACAGCAAGGGCAACAACAAGCTCAACAGCAACAAGCTCAGCAACAAGCTCAAGACCCGTTGATACAAATGCAACAACAAGAGCTGCAACTTAAAGCTCAAGACTTACAACGTAAAGTAGCTAAAGATCAGTCTGATGCTCAGTTGGAAGCGATGAAGATACAAGTTGATCGTGAACGTATTGGTGCTCAACAACAATCTGCTGGTGCACAAATCAATGCTAAGTTGCAAGATACTCAAGCTCAAATAACTGCTAAGCAAGATCAGTTAGCTGCAAAACTGGGTATAGATGTAGCTATGAAAGAAAGTGAACGTGAGCATTTAAGAGGCCAAAGTAATCAACAACAAGATCATGCTAAGTTTTTAGCTGAAAGGCAACACCAACAAGCTGAGAGACAAGCACAACGAACAGCTCAAACTAAAGGAGGAGAGGTAGGTGGAAAAAAGCCTGAAGGTTTTAAAGAGGGTGGGGTAATTCACTCTGACTATGATATGGAAGGGTATAAAGCTGCTGTTAAAAGTGGAAAGATAAAACCTCGTGCAGGGGAAGAAGATCATTATCCAGATACTTATAAGCTACCTAACCACCCTACTTTTTCAGAACAAAGTAAATACTCTAACGCTGATGCACAAGGTGGTAAATGGCAAAAAGGAGAGGAAGGTCGATATTACTTTCACCCATCTGAGCACAACTTAAAAAATAAATCACCTGAAAAATTAAGTGAATACTTTGTTAATCAGGAGAAAAAAGGAACACATTTAGTACTACCTACAGGTGAACTTGTTGAAGGAACTAAATAATGACAGGAACTATTTTTGTAGAATTGGTGCTATTACCTATTAAGCTACTAGCACTCGTAGGGGTGCTAGGTTTTATTTTATACTGTATTGGATATAAAATACACGAAGAGATTATTATAAGAGTAACTAAATAATGGATAGAGAAGCGGAGATTCTATTTAAACAAATTGATGACAGAATATCGTTATTAACACAAGCGTTAGCATCTGGTCGGGCTGAAGATTACGCCGCATATAAATACATATGTGGGCAAATTCAAGGCTTAGATCAGGCACGAAGCGCCATAGAAGTACTAACTAAGAAACTGGAGTTTGAAGACGAATGAGTAAAATCTTAATTGGGTCTAACCCAAACAATCCTCAAGTTGTGGGGTCTATAGACTTCTCAGCTACTAATGAAGAAAAGGCGACTCAACTGCCTACACCAACAGGGTATCGTATACTATGCGCACTACCTGAAGTGGAGAAAGAATATGAAAGTGGCATTCTTAAAGCTGATGAAACGCTGCGGCATGAAGGTCTTCTGGCTACTGTGCTGTTTGTTGTGGCTATGGGTCCTGATTGTTACAATGACAAAGAGCGTTTCCCTTCTGGACCTTGGTGCAAGGTTGGGGATTTTGTCCTTGTAAGACCAAACGCAGGTACTCGTATGAAGATACATGGTACAGAAATGCGCATGATTAATGATGATAGTGTTGAGGGTATTGTTCTTGATCCTCGCGGTATCTCCAGAGTTTAAAGGAAAATAAAATGGCTAAGTATGAAGCAGATGATTATGAGTTCCCTGATGAAGCTGGTGGGAATGTAGAAATAGATAATGATGAGATTGAAATTGAAATAGAAGATGATACACCCGTAGCTGATAGAAACGCTAGACCACCATTACCTAAAGATATAGTAGATGAGTTAGAAACTGCTGATGAGTCCGATGACTATTCTGGCAAGGTACAAACTAAGTTTAAACAGTATAAAAAAGCGTGGCACGATGAACGTAGGCTAAAAGAAGAAGCCTATCGTGAGCAAGAAGAAGCTCTAGCTGTAGCGCAAAAAATACTGGATGAGAATCATCATCTTAAATCTTTACTTCAATCAGGAGAAAAGGAGTTAATAAGCACTTATCAATCCTCTGCTGAGTTAGAAATGGAGAAGGCTAAACGTAATTATAAGGAAGCTTATGACTACGGAAATACCGATGCAATCATCGAAGCACAAGAAGAATTGATGAAAGCGACAAATAAGCTTGACAAAGCTCAAAACTTCAGGCCTACTGCACAAAACGCCCATACAGGTGCACAATTACTACAAAAACAGCAACGCGCTGTACAGCAAGACCCGAAGGCAGCGGAATGGGTAGCCGAAAATCCGTGGTATGTTGACCCAACTAAGAAAGTCATGAGTAGATTCGCTGTAGGCATACACGAAGACCTTGTAGACACTTACGGGGATAAGTTCGTTGGAAGCGATGAATATTACAAACGTATCGACCAAGAAGTACAACGCAGATTCCCAGAAGAATTTAGCGATTCAAACGATGAGCCTAAAGCCCAACGTACATCAAAACTTAGCACGGTAGTAGCGTCTGCAAAGAGAAGCACAGCCCCTAAAAAGGTGTCACTCAGCAAGACTCAAGTTGCATTAGCCAAGAAATTTGGACTAACTAATGAACAATACGCCCGTGAACTAACCAAATTGGAGGCCTAAGATGGCTGATAACAGAATACAAAGAGATGTAACAACGCGTGATACTTCAGCCCGTCCTAAGCAGTGGGCACCAGCTGAACTTCTACCAGAACCGGATAAACAACCGGGCTATGCGTACAGATGGATTAGAACGTCAACATTAAATGCAGCTGACCCACGTAACCTTTCAGCAAAACTGAGAGAAGGCTGGGAACCTGTTAATGTGTCGGAACAACCGCAAATGCAACTGTTAATCGACCCTACTAGTCGTTTTAGAGACAACATAGAGATTGGTGGTTTATTGCTATGTAAGACCCCTACAGAATTTATTGAACAGCGTAATGAGCATTTCAATAAACAAACTCAGGCTCAAACAGAAGCAGTAGATAATAATTTAATGCGCCAAAGTGATCCTAGAATGCCACTCTTTAATGAGCGAAAATCTACAACATCATTTGGTAGACAATAGTTAATTTTAATTTTGGAGGTTTAATATGGCTTACCCTGTTGTAAGTGCCCCATACGGTCTGAAACCCGTAAGTTTGATTGGAGGTCAGGTTTTCGCTGGCTCTACTCGTGAATACCCTATCCAATACGGATATGCGGCTAACATCTTCTATGGTGACGCTGTTACTTTAGCTAGAGGTTCTATTGTACGTGCAGTTGTTAACACTACTGGTGCAGTTGTTGGTGTATTCTTAGGTTGTTCTTATACTAACCCAACCACTAAACAAAAGTTGTTTTCACAGTACTGGCCTACTGGAACTCTTGCTGGCGATGCTGTTGCTATCGTTAGTGACGATCCTGATGCTGTATTTAAAGCTGTTGTTTGTTCAGGTACTACTGTTGTTGGTGCTACTAGCAAAGCTATGATTGGTCAGAATATGGCTATGATTGATACTGCGGCTGGTAACATTGCTGCTGGTAACTCTACTAATGCTGTATTGGCTGTTGTTGCTGCTGGCGCTCCTGCTACTACTGCTGCTCTTCCATTACGTGTATTAGACGTAGTTCCTGAAACAGCTGTATCAGTTAGTGTTCCTAGTACTTCAACTACTACTACTAACATTACTATCCCTGCTAGTCCTGTAGCAATTCTTGCTGGCTCTGACGTTGCATTTGTTGCAGCTAATGGTCAAATTGTAGAAACAGGCTCATTTGTAACAACTGCTGTTGCTGTTGGTGGTACTACTATCGCCTTAAACTTAGCATCACAAGTTACAATCCCTGCTGCCGCTGTTATCGTTATTACTCAATACACTGAAGTATTGGTAAAGCTTAACTTTGGCGTTTCAAGTTACTACAACGCAACTGCTGCTTAAGGAGTTTAATAATGGCTATTTCACGCGCACAATTACTGAAAGAGTTGCTTCCGGGTCTTAACGCTCTTTTCGGTTTAGAATATGCTCGTTACGGTGAAGAACATAAAGAAATTTATGAAACTGAATCATCAGAACGTTCATTTGAAGAAGAAACAAAATTGTCTGGTTTCTCAGCAGCACCTGTCAAAAACGAAGGCTCAGCCATTAGTTATGACAATGCTCAAGAAGCTTGGACTGCTCGCTACAACCACGAAACTATTGCTTTAGGTTTTTCTTTAACTGAAGAAGCTATTGAAGATAACTTGTATGACTCTTTGTCTGCTCGTTATACTAAAGGTTTGGCTCGTGCTATGTCTTACACCAAACAAGTTAAAGGTGCTGCTGTTTTAAACAACGGTTTCTCTGCAGCTTATGTTGGTGGTGACGGCGTTGCGTTGTTCTCATCTGCTCACCCTTTAGTTAATGGCGCTACTAACAGCAACATTCCTTCTACTCCTGCTGATTTAAACGAAACTTCTTTAGAAGCGGCTGTTATCCAAATCGCTGCATGGACTGATGAGCGTGGCTTGTTGATTGCTGCTAAACCTAAAAAGCTGATCGTTCCACCTGCATTGCAATTCGTTGCAACTCGCTTGTTGGAAACTGAACAACGTGTAGGAACTGCTGACAATGACTTAAACGCATTGAAAAACAACGGTTCTATTCCACAAGGCTATGCTATTAACCATTTCTTGACTGATAGCAATGGGTGGTTCTTAACTACTGATGTACCTAATGGTATGAAGCATTTTGTTCGTGCTCCTATCACTAATGACATGAGTGGAGATTTCGACACCGGAAATGTAAGGTACCGCAGCCGCGAGCGTTACAGCTTCGGTTGGAGTGATCCCTTGAGTATGTACGGTTCTGCCGGCGCTTGATAGTAGAGGGCTCTGACTAAACTAAGGCTCACTTCGGTGGGCCTTTTTTATGTTTGCTATTTTTAAAAACATCTGTATAATATTACCTGTAACGAAACCCACAGGAGAATATAATGTACAGTGAATACCCAACCACTCGTAAAGAAGCGCAAGAAACCAAAGCAACTCATTATTTTACAGGCGTACCCTGTAAGCATGGGCATATAGCACTGCGTAAAACTAAAGGCACTTGCATGGATTGTTTAAAAATAGAATGGGAAGAAACTAATGCTAAACGTGCGTTATTGCCAAAATCGGAAGCTAGTAAAAAAGCAGGTAAGAAATACTATGAGAATAATAAAGAAGTTGTAAAATTAAGGGCTTTAAGTAGAAGTCCTGAAGATATTACAAAGTATAGAAAAACATGGAAGAAAGCCAATCCTGAACTAGTGTTAGCCAATGATAAACACCGCAGAACCAAGCACAAACAAGCTACACCTAAATGGCTTACTCAAGAACATAAGACAGAAATTAAACAGTTCTATTTAGATGCCATGCTTGTAAGTAAAGTAACTGGAGTACCCTATGCTGTAGATCATATTGTGCCGCTTCGTGGCGAGCTTGTTAGCGGCCTTCATGTGCCTTGGAACTTAGCAGTTATAACTCGTGAAGAAAATAGCAAAAAATCAAATAAAATAAACTTGCACGAATAATAAATCCGTAGTATAAGTACCCTAATACCGGGAATATCCGGCTTAGTAGACTGCCCCGGCAGACGCATAGAAGACTACTAAGCTTATACTTTCTATGAAGGAAACTAATATGTCACGTACTACATTTTCAGGTCCAGTCAAATCAGGTACTATCAAGTACAATCAATACAAAAACACTGGCACTACTGTTTTAAAACAAATTCAAACTGTTCCTTTCAACACCACTTTAACTTCAACTGTTACTAACTACTTACCTTCTGGTTGTCAGTTACTTAATATTGTTGTTGATGTCTTAACTGTATTTGACTCAGCTACTTCTGCTACACTGTCTGTAGGTAAAACTGCAGGTGGTACTGAATACGCTTCTGGTGTTAATACTAAAGCCGCCGCTGGTAGAATTACTCCTACGTTCACTGCTGCACAGCTTCTTGCTATGCAATCAACTACTTTAGACGTATCTAGTGCTATTACTGGCGAATCAGCTTGTTCTGCTATTGTTACTACTATTACTTCTGTAGGCCAACCTACTGCTGGTTCTGTTGTTGTGACTTTAACTTATGCACAACCTGATGATCGTTCAACTACGTTTGACGCTTAATAATTAATCTAAGGGGGCTAGAGTTGATCGACCTTAGCCTTAAACGAGAATGTATAAACCCGCCCTTAACTTTACACATTTAGGAGATTAATTATGGCTATGCAAACAGACGTCAAATCGGCTCACTCCAGTGCTTCTGTAGCATCAGGTGGTGTGTTGATGGTATCAGGTCGATATCGTATGAAGAGTGTTGTTATTGCTGGTGGGGTTGGTGCAGGTACTGTTACATTTAGAGATGGTTCTGCTACAGGCCCAATTCTGTTAACTCTAGACACAGGCACAAACTCTAACTTAAGCAGTATACTAATGCCCGGACAAGGTATATTATTTAATAGTGGTATGTTTTATGTCCCCGGAACTGTAGCACCTTTGGGTGTAACTGTAGTATATGGCTAAGTCATGGAGCATCGTAGAGAAGATGACCCAGCTATGCAAACAGTAAGAGAGCTTGCTACTCATAGCGCAGATATAAGACACCTTCAAACGGACATGGACAAAATGACTAAAGACATGGAAGAAATAAAGGACGCTATTAGAGAAATAAGTAAGACTTTATCTGAAGCTAAAGGTGGATGGAAGTTATTACTAGTAGTCGG